ACCTGAAAATTTATTACCATTGCAAGTGGCCAAGGTCGAAGAAGAAGCGAAACGGGAGATTGAAAAAGAAAAAAAGTCCGAAGAATCCAATATCGATGTCAATATTCAACGACTTTCGCAAGAAATAGATACTCTGGAAAAATATAAAAAAAAACATGAAGAAAAAGGAGAGGCGGAAGACCTTCGACGAGCAAATGAATTGGAAATTGCTGCGAATAGTTTAAAACTCATGGTCAATAGTTTGGAAAACCGAAAACTTGCAAACATAAACCGACAATTGCGATCGAAACAAATACAAGAGAATGAAAACGGCGACGATTCGATCCCTGTATCGGGCGCAAATCCAGTCGATCCTATGTTATCTACAACACAAACACTTCTTGCTGCTCCGCTCACCGTAGATCAAGTGCCTCCTACTGCGATGGATATACCGCCGGTTCCACCTACGGCAGATCAACTGTCTCCTACTTCGACATCCGATACACTACCCCCGGTAGATCAACTGCCTCCTACTACGACGGATACACTGCCCGCGGTAGATCAACTGCCTCCTACTACGACGGATACACTGCCCGCGGTAGATCAACTGCCTCCTACTACGACGGATACACTGCCCCCGGTAGATCAACTGCCTCCTACTACGACGGATACACTGCCCGCGGTAGATCAACTGCCTCCTACTACGACGGATACACTGCCCGCGGTAGATCAACTGCCTCCTACTACGATGGATACACTACCCCCGGTAGATCAACTGCCTCCTACTATGACGAACACTCCTGTTGTTTCAACCACTGTAGCACCTGGTGCAGACATACTAGATCCTATGTTATCCGCTACACGAACGCTACTTACTCAACCAGTTGTTCCAGAAACTGTAGTTGCGCCTACGAATGTAACACAAGTAAAACCTGGTGCAGACATGCTAGTTCCGATGTTACCCGCATTACAAACTCTTCTTACTACAAAAGATACGCCTCCTGTTCCACCAATGACGACTGCACCTACTGTTGTGCACGACAGAGACATGCTAGATCCGATGTTATCCGCGTTACAATCACTTCTTACTACGACAAATACAGAGTCGTTTACTCCTGTTCCACCAACAATGGACGTGCCTACTGTTGTACCCGGTAGAGACATGCTAGACCCCATGTTATCCACATTGCAAACCCTTCTTACTACAACAGAAAAACCAGCTGTCCCCATAACCGTGGTTGCACCTGTAAACATAGCAGAAGAACAACCTGTAACAAACATGCTAGACCCCATGTTATCCACATTGCAAACCCTTCTTACTACAACAGAAAAACCAGCTGTCCCCATAACCGTGGTTGCACCTGCGAACATAGCACAAGAACAACCTGTAACAAACATGCTAGACCCCATGTTATCCACATTGCAAACCCTTCTTACTACAACAGAAAAACCTGCTGTCCCCATAACCGTGGTTGCACCTGCGAACATAGCACCGGACCAACTGGGGGTAGACATGCTAGACCCCATGTTATACACGTTACAATCACTTCTTACTACGACATCTGCGCCTGTGAACATAGCACCGGACCAACCTGGGGTAGACATGCTAGACCCCATGTTATCCACGTTACAATCACTTCTTACTACGACATCTACAACCGGTCCTCTCGTAACCACAGGGGTTGCACCCGGAAACGCAGTGGTTTCACCACCGCTTTGCCCCGAACCCGTAGTTGCGCCACCACCACCTTGCCCTGAACCCGCAAATGCGCCTCCCATTGAAACTGTGGCTTCACAAGAAACTACGGCTTCACAAGAAACTACAGGGACCAATGCACAAGACGGGTCAATCGAAAACAATGAGGCGATCCAAATGAGAAAGCCGCGTGCTCGCCCCGGTCAAAAACCAGCCGATGCCATGGAAGTCGCGAATATACAGTTGGATGGGCCGGAAAATACAAAAACAATCTGGGTGGACACCCAAAACAATGAAATTTACAACAACGACGCGCCGGTCCAAAAAGGCGCGGGGTTTCTTTGATGTTCTCTACAAAACGATTTAGATACAGTGACACAACTGTATCTAAAACAACAAAAATGCAATCAATTCAATATGTAATGGCAAATATTAAAATACCAATACAAATCGACACTAAGGGCAAAACCGCGCCCCTCATGGAGTATATATCGATTGCTATTGAAAAATGCGACGCGCTTCCTCAAAAAAGCGTAGAAAATATAAAAGACATATCGATCATTGATCTCATCAATTCCGCATTGTTAGACACAACCTCCTATCAAAGCGCGCCCCACATGTCTATTGAAGCAACTGAACCAGTATCTGAAGATGAAGATAAAATCGATGAAAAAGAGGACCCCGTACATAAGCCTTTATCCGTGTCCAAACTCGAATTAGAAACGAAAAAGCGGGGACGGGTTCGCCAAAACACCACATTTAAACACAAACATCGCGCATTTTCACGTTATTCCGTAAAAAACCACTCTTAATGGTTCAAGTACGGACGCTGATTCTTCTCCACCACAAGAGGCTCCGGCACCAGAATTGGCAACTTCTCAATAATATTCAAACTGGAATGCCCCTTAAGTTCAGCAACACAAGGTGCCTTGGGTGTTTCTAAATTCGTGCTACCAATGCCGAACAATTGAGATTCAATATCACATGCGTTTTTGGAAAGGTTCTCCGATGCCACTCGGCCAGTCAACAATCCATTTCCGGGGAAATAGGTTTGTTGGGGTTGACCATATGATGTATATGTCGAATATGCAGATACCCCCGTATTATTTTTTTGTTCAAGTTGATAATCGCCCGCGGTGTTTTTATTTCTCGTCGATGCCATAATACTATAAATACTATATACATACGAATATATATTGTTTTTTCAAATCAATATTTATTTATGCAATACGCGACAAAAGTTCTTGATAAATCGCCGTAGTTTCGTCAAATGTTTCCGGGGTTCTCAAATAATGCACAAGACACCGGTGAAACACATCTAAATAGTCATAACTAAACAGAATCGGCAAGCCCATTGCTGGATCTTCTAGAAACAACTTGTTTGCCGCCAATACATACGCCTTTTCAAAAAGCGCGCTCTGTTTCGTAAATTCATATATTGCATCCATCGCACGGATTGCAGCGTTTTCGTCATATTCATCGGACGGCTTCATATGAAAAAGCAAGCGAATTTGGTCTTGGTATCCCGCATCATTTGTATAAGAAATCTCAGGGATGTCAATGGGATAGGTATACATAGACATATTAGGTTAGAATACACAATATGTCTATATGATTTTTCGGTCCAAAGACTATCATTTTTGCTTACGCCCTTTTTTCTTCAATGTTCTTCGTTTTTTTCCGCCAAATTCGCGCTTGGTTTGTCGGATTCCTCTATCGCGCGGGTCTCCCACGTAAAATCCAGTATCCATCGGTGACACCTCTTCCTCGGCATGTACGATCGGTATCTCTTCGGCTTCTTGTAACGGAGTAGCGCGAGTTCGAATCATAGAAATTCGTTTCCCGGTTTGAATCGCAAGGGTCGAGTTGTCCTCGCCACGTTGTTTCGAAGTAGCATGTGCCTCCACGACATCTTTGCAAAGGTGCTGTAAAATTTTCTTTACTTTCTTGCCTGGATACATCTTTCTTACCGCATCAATCAATGCCCCGTCTCCACATATTTTATCTATGTTTCTTAAAAACACCTTGCTGTTCGGATGGTTTTTGTAATAAAAATCGATAAATAGTTTTAAAATGTTCGTGTTCACCGGGACATCTGCCATATCCGCGACTTCAAACAATAAATCAAACGCCGTGAATCCCTCTGTGTTTTTATAATCTACATATTTCAACGCTTGTTCTTGGTCTGCAAAATAAAGCAGGGTTTGTATCACATCCACATGATCATCGACATGATTCAAATCGGCAAAGGTTGGCATGGCTAACAACAATGCCGTGCTTCGATCTTTTTTACTTATATGCAACGGATTACAATCCATGCCCGTCTTTTCCAAAATCAGTTTGGCGGTTTGTATACCTTCATAGAGGTCGCGCTGTAATACGGTGACGTCGTTGTATTCCTTAAGTATAGATCCCGGATTCGACTTCCCAGAATCTAACAAGAAATGGACAGATTTTTCAATACCATTTTCCAAGGCCACGGATAACGCAGTTATTCCGAGGTCATTTGCATAGCCAATATCACATGTTTTATGATGTGCGTTATGTTTGACAATATATTCAACGAGACGGACCATGTCTGTTCGTCCACATGCATACATAAGTGGAGTGAATCCGTCGGTGTCGGGTGCACACAATGTGGTGCCCTTCTTCAAAATAGCCAATGCCAAATGAATATATCCTTTTTTGCACGCGAGTAAAAACGCATATTCACCCATTTCGTTTTTATGATCGATGTTGATGTCGACCCCCTTTACAACTTCGCTTATTTTTATTATTTTCACGGCCACTTTTTCTAAATCATTGGTTAAGGCGGCAGTGAGTAAGGTGTCTTTATACATGCCATGTGTGCTTGCGAAATCAAGCGCGCCGACATTACCGTCTATCGTATCTAGTGCTTCCTGTTCTAATCCATTTGCGATTTGCGCATATACTGCGTTTGCGATGAGTTTTTCTGGTGGTGTTGCTTTTTTAGATGACATAGTTGGATATAGTATCGGGTGATAATATTTTCATACCGATGGAGATTTGTCGTTATACAGATGGAATAAACTCCCAATCCAAATCTTGGCACACCTTTTTCCAGATCATATCCTGCTCCAATTGTTTTTCGCGGTCTTTCATCATTGGAATATAGGGCAAATATTGTGTTTGATCTAACAAAACACATAATTGAAATAGGGTATATGTATAATTAAAAAAGTTGGTTCGGTTCGCAGGACAATGAACCGCCCAGGGTTTTTGAATTTCAATAAACAATACACACAATGTCTCATGTAATTCTTCGTTCATAATAGGAGGCTTTACGCCAAATAAGGAATTGATATACTGAATGTGTTCAAAATATTTATTGTATCCTAATTTTCTCAAAATATCACGCATTTTATCATAATTGATAAGGGACATATCCTGGATACGCTCTTTCTTGATTCGCGCACGAATGGCATCGATGACTTCTTCGGGAATTTGAGTGGTTTCCTTGGCTTGAAATTGAGACAATATTTCTTTGAAGTGGTTCAATCGAATATATGCGGTATAGGATACTTCATTCGGGGGCTCCTTGTTTGTGGGTTTTGAACTATCTACGATATAGGTGACAAACTTGCCACATTGTAAGTTATTACAGATCAAAATTCCTTCTTCATCCTGGGGAATCAATTCGCCCTGTCTGCATATTTCACATACATCTGTTGCTACGATAAAATCTTGGATGGTCGAAATCTCATTATTGACATTTCTCCAGTAGTTTTGATATGCCTTTTTCGACTGGGCATATTTCTCCGACGAAAGATTGGCCGAATCTGGCGTTGGAGATTTGATTTTAAAGAAACAATTGAGAACATTGCTTGAATTTACTGGATTTGCCACGCTATTTGAGATGTTCTGTTTTTGTTCGAAATATTGGAAGACGTATTTCGAATTGTCCAACAAATAATTCCGTTTTTGCCCACGCAATTCACGAATTTGTTGTTGAAGAGAGAGAACCTTGTCGCGAATGTCCATATATTCGTCGATTTGGCCTTCTTTTAAGGTGGCCACTTTTGCTTTCCATTCGGCTTTCTCTGCGATGAGTTTGGGTATGGTTACTTCTTCGATCTCTTGGAAGTGGTTTAGCATTTCCGTGTGCTTCAAATCAATGGTGTTGGAAATAATGGTGGATTTGGGGGCGGTCGTTGTCTGGCGTTTTTGTGCACCAGAACTCGCCATTGTATTTTTGTTTGGTTTGATATCTATTTTGAGGTAGTGTTTTTATGTAGGTTTTTTATGAAATTGATGTTCGAATATGCAGATTATTTTATGGGCATATTGTAAATAAAAACAATGTCTTTTTCAATTAGTGCAAATGGAACTCAATTAATAGTAAACGGAAAAACAAAAGCCGATTTTAAAATATTGTTTGATACGTTTAAGGCCACTTTTGTGAATCCTGGTTTACTAAATGATGATGATAATAACAAAACATTACAAACCGCTTTAAATTGTGGAGATACAATTAAAGACGGCACAAATCAAGCAATTATATCACAACTGGGTTTATTTGGAACGAGTGAAACTGGTATTCGATTTACACTTGATCAATTAAAATCATTTGTTAAAAATGTAGAAGATAATGGAATACAAAAGGGTATTTGTAAATACAAAAAATTCGTAAGAAATAAAGCATCTGTTAATTCAAAAATAACGAAAGAACATATTGAAACTCCATATGAAATAGCGTTTGATGCGGCAACCGGAATACAACAGTTTTTTGTGCCAGGTGTTCAAATTCGAGTATTTGAAAGTATTGGGAAATATTTAGATCCAAGTTCCACAAGAGATTCTGATTTTATTTTCCCAGCTGCTGGAAATAAAATAGAAATATCAGCTGACGTATTTCGCAGGTTAGGTTACGATGGTGATTGCAAATTATCTGCTATAGCAAATAGCAAGGACAATTATAAATATGATTTAAAAATCTATGGACAGGACTTTAAAAAAGATAACAATAAGGCCAGAAATGCAGATAGTATAAGATTAGAAATATGCGGTGGAAATGCACAGAAAAAACAAAAGTTGACACAAGGAATAACTACAGCAATGAAAATTGCCATAATTATAGCAAAGGGTTGGGGCGACAAATTACAAGTATTTCTTGCATTTATTTATAAACTTACCGACGAAGCTCCTCCTGGCGTTACTGTAGCAGTCGCAACATGCGATGAAATTGTTTATAATTTATGTTGTTATTTTGGTGTTACATGCATTTTAACGTCAACTGGCATTGGAACTCTTGAAGGAGAAACAAAAATACAGAAAATAAATAAGATTTTACATTATGAGCCAGAAGGGTCCGACCCAGTAGAATTTCTAAAAAATTTAACTACAAATTTTGATAAGACGAAGGTAGAAATTTTAAAAGGATATAATGATTTTATTGAATTAATTACTCATTTAAACCAAAACCCATCTAAGCAACTTTCTGTAAATGGTACAACAACAACATATAATTTTACAGCAGAGTACTATCAGTGCATTCTAGATGATTTGCAACAAATTAAAGTTCAAATAAATGCTTTACAAATAGGACAAGATATTGAATCAGCAAATGCTTCGCTAAAAGAATTGAAAATGTTCTCGGTGAATAGTTTTATAAAAGAGTTTTCTAGAGGTGAATTTAGATTGGCGGCTGCGTCCACAAATTATAATAATCATCCAACCGGAAAAAACAAAAACGTATTTTTAAATAATCCGAATGTTACAAAACGACCATTGAACAATCAATCATTTATGAGTATTGGAACTAGATACTTTTCTAGGACACAAGGCGGTAGCACAATGAATAACGAACAACCCCAAATAGGCGGAACTATACAAGACGATTATTATATTTATTTTATGAACGATTATGTATCTATTGGTGGTCGAACGAAAGGTTTCTTGGTTAAAGTTGATGATAGTGATAAAAATTTTGATGTAGAATCCCGCAATGTTTATTTTGGGAGACCTTTGCCGAATCAACTTGACGAATCTTTTAGTGTATCCCCTACTGATATTTTGCCGCAAATTAAGGACACAGAAACTGATCCCAGACAACCAGATAGTTCATTGATTGATGAAAAAGAATTTGATGCTATTGAAAATCTATACAAAGAGTTAAAATATTTATTTAACAAGTACTATCCAGGATATAAACAACAAGCGTTGCCATATATTCCCGAATATTTTGATAAAAATCCAGGATTTGGAACGTCAACTTTTTATTATTATTGGAGTGAGATGTTATTGCGCCTAGAATGCGATCCTGATTATTCAACAAAAAAATTAGAATTTTATACTCAATTAATAATGTCTGATTTATTAGACCAAGTAAAAGAAACATATACATTCATTCAAGCACAACCGCAAACAGTTGGAACAAATAGAGACCGTAAACAATTGCAGGAAGAAAGCGGATCTGTTTCACGTAATTTATTTGTGGATTATGGCGGAAAAAAATCAAAAAAACAAACACGTAAATACGTAGAAAAAACGAATAAAAAAACAAAAATATCGAATAGATCAAAATTAAAAAAATCAAAATCAAAAACTCGTAAATACTACAAAAATCGCCTATCCTGAAAATATACACCTTTGAACATTGTAATCCGCACAAAGTGTAGATAGTGTTCAAAGGCAATGTATTGCGAAGCAATTGCCCCACAGGGCAATCCGATAAATCAATTCAGACGCACACACAAGGAACGTAGTCTGCGAACTTAAATGTTCATTGGTGTAATAGTTGCCAATAATGTTCAAGGGTGTAAAATGTATACATATGTATAAGAGTTTGTAAGGATTTTTTGAACGGAGTAAAAAACGAAATCGCGGCGCACTAAAAAGACTTCTCGCCGAAATCGTAAAACTCGCAAATATAATACATAGATGTCATATATACAAAGCCGTCCGTCTAACATGGAAATTCAACTCGGGGAAGATTCTTCCCCGTCGATACAAATGTCGAAACGGCAATTTAAAAAAATGATGTTTCTATACAATGCATTAGACGAGGGGTGGACGGTGAAAAAATCACAAGACGCATATATTTTTACGAAAAAGCATGAGAACCGGCGTGAAATTTTTCAAGAAAATTATTTAGAAACATTTTTGGCGACGAATTTTAAAAATGCACTTGGACCATAGTTATGCGATCAATATTGACAAACATTTGAAAAAATTGAAGACATTTATTCGAAACAGGTTTCGAATAAATTTTACGAAAACAGGATGGCGGCATTACTTCAAGCAATCGATGCCATGTCAAACATACGCCAAGGTGATAAAGGCCACCCAGAGTTGGACTGGTCAAACAATATGCAAGAAAAAATCGTGCAATTCGACTTTCAGTGTGTTCGCACAGCCGAAGCCGGCATTTCAAATCTAGCCCAAATTCTAGACGAAATAGTAGGTGACTTGACGAGATGTACCGATGCGAATCGCATAGAACTGCTCGTGCTTCTTTACAAAATCATCGGAAAAACACGTGACATTCATGGCGGAAAGGGGGAATATGCATTATCTTATATGATGATTTGGGTTTGGTATAAGTATTACCCGGTCCTTGCAAAGACCGCGCTTCGACTCTTTGTTATCAGGGCACCTGAACAAATGGTCGAAGCGCCCTATGGTTCCTGGAAGGACATGAAGTATTTTTGTAAATATGTGTTGGACCAAACCGGTGACAGGTCGCATCCGCTCATCCAATATTGTATTGAAGAAATGAACCACCAATTGTGCATGGACGATGAGGTGTATAACAGTTCATCTGCGGCGGATGAGAAGAAAATCAGCCTGGTTGCAAAGTGGATTCCCCGTGAAAGTTCAAAGTTTGGTTGGATGTATGAGAGTTTGGCAGTTCAGTATTACCCAGAGTATATGGAAAAGGTCCGTGCCGATCCCTCCCGTATGAAGGCGATCAAGAAGTGCAAGGCCCAGTATCGTATGTTGCTCTCGAAACTAAACCGGCATATAGAGACGGTTCAGATTAAGCAGACATCCCAGAATTGGGCGGACATCAACCATGCAAGGACAACATCCATTACCATGGCCAAGCAACGAAAGGCGTTTTTGAATCAGAAGAAGAACGGGGATGTTCGGTCGGAAGATCCGGATCGAGTTGCCTGTGCGGAAAATCTGCGCTCCTATCTGGACTCATTGAAGAAGGAGGGCAAGGAGGTGAAGGGTAAGCATGTGGGTCTAGAGATGTTTACTACACAGGCGCTTCAACTGTTTGGATATGGGTATGATTCTGTTGCAAATCAGGAAGAGGCGGATATCCTCAATTCACAGTGGCGTGATAATTCCAATACAAAAAACGCGGATGGTCTTGGTCCGATGGTTGCCATGGTAGACACCTCTGGATCTATGGCCGGCGACCCCATGAATGCAGCAATCGCACTTGGTTGTCGTGTTGCGGAAAAGTCTTGTCTTGGGAAGCGTGTTCTAACCTTCTCTACCGAACCTGAATGGATAAATTTAGATGGCAAGGAGACGTTTACGGATATGGTTTCGGCGATCATGATGAAGAATGGGTCCGCGGGACTAAACACGGACTTTTATAAGGCGCTGAATATGATTCTTACTGCGATTGAAGTGCACTGTGTTCCTCCCGAGGATGTGGAGAACATGATTCTTGCGATCTTTTCCGATATGCAGATTGATGATAATCTCAGTTGCATGAACGGTGGTTCGTATGGCCCCAATGATTCTCAGAAGATTGAGGCAAGGGGGAAATGGACCACGATGCATGAGCAGATCAAGGCGAAGTATGCGGAGGTGGGAATGCGTCTTTATGGACGACCTCTTAGTCCGCCTCACATTCTCTTTTGGAATCTACGACAGACCAATGGGTTCCCGACGCTGTCCACCGAGGCGGGTTGTTCGATGATGAGCGGATACGATCCGACGGTATTGAATATGTTTTGTGAGATTGGAATGCAGGCGCTACGGGAAATGACACCTTATAAAATGTTGACAAAGTTGTTGGACAATGTGAGATATCTGCCGATGGAGAAGGCGATTCGGGAGTATTTTGCGCGCCTGTAATGTTGCAACGGTTGGTCTGGTGCAAAAATTATATAGAGAACTATATAATGTTTGATGAAATCGAGCCTTGTCAGCAAATAAAACCATGTCTGTATTTAGGAAGCGCGAGTGCATTACGATGTGACATTGATTTTTCTATGGTAATAAATTGCACGATGGATATTCCCTTTTCGAAAAAATATAAACATAGTATTCGTGTGCCGGTTCATGATGATTTGTCTTACAACGACCAATTTTTAGAGATTATGGAGAACACGGACATTCTTTCGAAGATGCATGCTCTAGTTTTAAATCATAAACCGGTATTAGTGCATTGTTATGCGGGCATACAGCGGTCGTGTTCCGTGGTGGCATGCTATTTGATTCGATATTATAACATGACAGTGCTAGATGCCGTGGAATATATAAGAAAATGCAGGCTGTGTGCATTTTCCGAAGAGGTGGTGTTTATGACGGCCATGGAAACCTTTCGTAGGAACTTGGATTTGCATTCATAAAGACTGAAATCCTTGATGAATTACACCATTGCACATTTAAATCGCACATTATTGGGCGATTTATTAGCGGAATGGCAACGTTATCATGCGCATTTCAAATGCGCAAAGGTGTAAAATCCCGCATTTTATATCTTCGCTGGCATAAACTTATATTTTCCTTGGTAGGTTTCGTTATTTTCAACCAATTCTTTAATCTTTTTTATCGAAATTTTCAACTCTTTTTGTATCTCTGTATAAGATGCAAACGTTTTTATAATTTCATTGGTTGTTGGATGCAATTGTTGAATTTTTATCCCTCTTACGTTTGCTTTTTTGTTTGGAAGAATATTGGATTGTAAAAAATCATCTTGAAGAGATGCATCCACATTTTCCCAGCGCAACCAATAATGACCGTTTAATGGGGACGAATGTTTTATTGCGGAACACATTGCTGACGGATGTTGTAATATTTCTTTTGCAGCGTCTTTCGCCAATTCAAATACCTTTATAACTTTGGTTTTATCAATATTTAACATTGCAACTTGACCTTGATTTTTTTCTTGAGTGATCACTGTATTTCCAATATCTCGTGGTTCATGCAAATTGGGTTCTCGACGGTTCAATATAAAATGCCATCTGTGATCTAGATATATGGTTTTATGCTGGAATGCCTTTTTTATTGCGGTAAATGACGCTGTTTTGTTGTTATAATTAAACCCGCGCGTTGCTTCTGTAATACTATTATATACTTGAACAACCCGTTTACAATCGTCTTTATGATATATTTGAACGATAGGTCCAGTCGCATTCGCAATCATTGGCGCCGCAATATTGTCATCAGTTTCTTCTCCTGATTCGATATCTTCGGCAATTGGTTGTTCTTCGTGATGGTCCGGCATTTCACTCTCAACATTGTTTCTTATTGTTTCATTTTCAATGTTTATATCCATATTGTTAATTGAATCGTTTTGTAACTTGAACATTTTTATAATATCCATAACTTCGTCGTAACTTTTGCACAATGGAGCCAAGGTAGCAAGGATAGCGTTTTGATTTGCAACGTAAGCGAGTCTATTGTTTAAGAAATCGATCTTTTTTTCTTCAATGCGTATTTTGGTAATTTCAATATTATTGTATTTATTCATTTCTGTGATAGCAAATTTCACAATCTTTTCATATTCTTTTTGATTTGGAATACGATATGCTTCTGTGGAAAACTTTTTATTTTTACGTTCCAGTTGATTATATCTATATTGTAAAAGTTCGGCGCTATTATGCAACGCTTTTTCGAATTTAATGCTATTTTCACACACAAACACATCCAATAAGATTACATTCGCGCCGAAATCGCATCGTAATGCGTCAATTCTGTTTTTAATGTCGGTAGTTTCTCCAATTTTCAATATGAAACCACCCTCTTCATGTTCCTGCATTTTACAAAAATAGACCACCCATTTATTTTTATTACTTTCAATCAATACTTCGTGTCGTTTCATGGCAGTTTCTGTTTTTGAAACCACAAGTGCATGTTCTAATGCCATTTCTTTTGCATGAACATATTCATGCATTATAGATTCCATCTTGATAAAATAGGTGCGAATTTCTTTTGCTTTTTCCGTTGCTGAAAACATACAAAAACATTTGAAGCAATCCACGGTCAATAAAATTTGTTCCTTTCGTCGACCATTGGCTTGGTTATGGTGCAATTCTTCTTTAAAGAAGAAAACTATTTTGTAGTGTATATTCTCTTCAAATTTATTTTCTAATAACCTTTTGGCGTTTACTTTTTGTGTAAAACCCACATTGTTCCAGACATTGTCAAAATCAACAACAAACGCCTTGTTATTTTTACCGTGTTTTAGATATAAATAATGGCTTATCATAAAGATTCGCTCCTCTTCCGCAGTCATATTTGCCTTCATAATTCTGACCAATTCGTCATCACTGTTCGTATTCAACTGAAGTTCCATTCTATATTATAGTCGGAGATTGTTTTTATATAATTTTTACGCAACTACTATAAAATGCCTAAATCTTTCTGTCCGGTCCACGGCCTCCACCCCCCTCGATAAATCCAAACACCACAATCCATAACAACTGCAGAAATGCATATGCACTCTCCGAAAAAAACATTCAAAAACACCAACCCGCAGTCCCGTCATCCTTTCGAATAAAAATCTCAAAATACTTTAGGGAAAATATCCCCCTCAAAATATCATGATTTCGACTTTTCAAATCATGTTATCTAGATATATCGAGTTAAAATTTTTGTAAATTCCACTAAATCAGAGTTATAATATTTGTAACCCTTTTGTGCGAAATTATAATTTAGGAATTAAATACCATTTCCCCAAATTTTTTTCTAGACATAGCATATAAGTATTTTATACTAGAATGGCTGGTGGACTTATGCAACTCGTCGCCTATGGCGCCCAAGACGTGTTCCTCACGGGAACCCCCGAAATTACCTTCTGGAAGGTGTCTTACAGACGCCACACCAACTTCGCGATGGAATCCATCGAGCAAACCTTCTCCGGCCAAGCCGATTTCGGCCGCCGCGTGACCTGCACGATCTCCCGTAACGGTGATCTTGCCTACCGCACCTACCTCCAAGTGACCCTCCCCGAAATCAACCAATCGATGGCCACCTCTGGATCTGACGGTGTGTATGCTCGCTGGTTGGACTACATCGGTGAACAACTCATCGCGCAAGTCGAAGTTGAAATCGGTGGCCAACGCATTGACCGCCAATATGGCGACTGGATGCACATCTGGAACCAATTGACCCTCTCCAAGGAGCAACAACGCGGCTACTTCAAGATGATCGGTAACACCACCCAACTCACCTACATCACTGACCCCGCCTTCGCCTCCATCTCTGGTCCCTGCGCTGCCGCCGGTGGACCTTCCCAAGTGTGCGCTCCCCGCAACGCCCTCCCTGAGACCACCCTCTACATTCCTTTGCTATTTTGGTTTTGTAGGAACCCCGGGTTAGCGTTGCCCCTTATCGCCCTCCAATACCACGAAGTCAAGATCAACATCGATTTCCGCCCCATCGGTGAGTGCCTCTGGGCCGTGAAGTCCCTTGCCTCTGCCGCCAACGCTGGCACCCAATCCGTGTCCCAAGCCTACCAACAATCCCTTGTTGCCGCTTCCCTCTACGTTGACTACATCTTCCTTGACACCGACGAGCGCCGCAAGATGGCCCAAAACCCCCACGAATACCTCATCGAACAAGTCCAATTCACTGGCGATGAATCCGTGGGATCCTCTTCCAACAAGATCAAGCTAAATTTTAACCATCCCTGCAAGGAATTGATCTGGGTCGTGCAGCCCGACGCCAACGTTGACTACTGCTCGTCTCTCGATGCCGGTGGCCTCCTCTACCGCACCCTCGGTGCCCAACCCTTCAACTACACTGACGCCATCGATGCTCTCCCCAACGCCGTCCACGCTTTCGGTGGCCCCAAGGAAGTGTCTGGTGCCTCTGGCTTCATCAACACCTCTGGCCTCTTCCAAATGGCTGGTGCCATCGACGCCACCGGAAACGGTGCCGCCTGGGCCACTGGTGGAAACGCCGAATACGCTTTCCAAAACCAAGGTGGTGCTGGCAACGAGGGCTCCCTTGTGTCGGATGCCGGCACCTTCGTGCTCGCCGAGACTGCCCTTGACCTCCACTGCTGGGGCGAGAACCCCGTGGTCACTGCCAAGCTCCAACTCAACGGCCAAGACCGCTTCTCGGAACGCGAAGGCTCCTACTTCGATGTTGTCCAACCTTTCCAACACCACACCCGCAACCCTGATGCTGGTATCAACGTGTATTCCTTCGCGCTTCGCCCTGAGGAACACCAACCCAGCGGCAGTTGCAACTTCTCGCGCATTGACAATGCTGTGCTCCAACTTGTGCTCTCGTCGGGCACCGTTTCGGGCACTGCCACTGCCAAGGTGCGCGTTTACGCGGTAAATTACAACGTGCTCCGCGTTATGTCCGGCATAAACAGAAAAAATCAGCTGTGCCAAAAAACAACACGCCACAAACAAACAGGCCCTGTTTGTGGAAACTTCGTTCGCGCTCCTGTTAATAAAATTAGCCAGTTGTTAGTGAGATCCTGTTAGGATCTTGCAAGACTACTTGTTGTTCGGGGAACCCCTTAGAGCCTTAACTACTAAGTATACTTGGGAAACCAGTATATGGCGGAGAATAGAACTCCGGTATAGTAATAATGTTAAGGATTGGGCAATCCGCATGGTTACAACCTAAAGACGCATGTTACACGCTAGTCTATGGTTGGCCGTCAGAGACTGAACGGTAGTCGCTCGATGATGAAGGTCTAAGCAACCTGAGTCGGGTTAAGATACAGTCCGTCCCCTAGGGAAACTTAGGGGGTAAGACCACTCCAGGGCTGGTGTGGCATATTCCAACTAGAGTCGTTATTTTGACTGCATATATGATAACAAAAATTGTTCGATTAAAAATAAAATAAAAATGAATATAAAACGCAACCGTTTTATATTTATGAAAACGTTGTGACGAAAGATGGTTTGAATCTTGTTCAACCGCCGGGTTGAGCAAGATTTTGTAGAGAATAATGTGTGGTTTGGAAAAATAACATGTCTATGACTTTATTCAAACCATAATGCAGTGAATCTTGCTTTTGGCACGCCAAAATAAAGATTTTGTTCGAAATATAATGCATATTGTTTGCACTTCTGAAATGAAGAGAAAAATGTTACCACAAAAGCACTAGTGGTTGCTCTCTTTGTAGAGAGAGAGCAAAACTTTATATAACAATAATGAATAGACATTTGCTCTTTGTTTTCAAAAGCAAAAGGAAAAAACAGTTCGCAAACATCTACTTTTTATACCTGGACGCAACAAACCGAACACACCTTGTTTCCGCGGTAGAATCGTCGCACATTTTATCGAAATCTTTATAGTGTTGGTGTATACTCGCAAATTTTGAAAGAATATCTTGGAAATCGTAGTCTATTTTCATACAATTGCATTCCGCGCAACATGCTTTTATGTTCTGGATTGTATACCCATGATTATTATCAAGTCTGTCCATTCCGTTTTCGTTATTTTCGTCATTTTTCTTTCCGCAAATGTAACAATTTGATGAAGTAATTGCAGTATACTCATCAATTGTTATAGAAAATTCCATGTCCATTTTCACTGCTTTGTTCCTATATTGATTATATGAACACTTTTTATGACCTGCAAAACATTCGGGGTATAGATTCCTAGAAACAATGTTTTGATGCGTTAAAATGTGACAAGCGCGTTTAATAAATACACTTTCAGACAGAGAACCTTTCATGTAATTGCACATTTGGCAACAACTAACGCAATTTTCGATGATATACCCTATGCCTGAATTTTTTCTGTCTATACCATTGAAACCTCGTTCTTCTAGAATTCCGCAATAATGACAGGGGTTTACAACAATTTTTTCATAGTCTTCAAATGATAATTCAAACTGTAATTCTCTTTCTCTTGCACCCTTTTTATAAGATGTATACTGTGGTCGCATATTGTTCCGACATGTTTCGTTACGATGTTCTTTATCTCTTCTTGAATCCTGTAATTTATTATCATTTCTACAAGACAAACAGGTTTTCACGACAGTTTCTTTTATACCGAGAAATTGTTCCATTGGCAACTCTTTGCAACATGTTGTGCATAATTTTGTTAAAACAGGAGTCGCATCGGGAATGTTCTCTACAGCCCTATTTTGTTCTTTCACAAAACCACGTCGATTTCTATCCTTTTCGCGGTCTTTTTCCAAACATTCTTCGCAATTCGAATGTTGATAATCCATATTCAGTTGTGATCTGCACCCACGAATATAATTCCTACATACCTTTTTGTTCATGGCCACAGTTTCGTCTTCAAACTGACACAGTTGGTGCCTTCCGCAATATATGTTCTCCTGACTTCTCTTGGAGGGGCAACCTTTTTTGGAACATAATACGGGTTTTTCTTTGGATGCACGGTTTTTCTTTCCGCGATCTCTACACGAATCACATGTCTTTACGCCGTCTGTAATATAATACGCCATTTTGCAACCACTACAGGGTTGTATCTTCGACAGCATTTCATCGGTGTATTCATTCATGTATTGGTGGAATACACAAAATCTGGAGTTAGTTAACCCATGGTGCCGACAAGGTTCGCAATTACGATCTTTCGCCAAACACTTTATCATAAGAATTTATGATAATATGACGACTTTTTTCGAAGTGATAAAGTATTCAATTTTTTCATATAATTTCTCAAAAACTTATGAAAATGGTTGATAATAGCGCAATTCTGTTATGCGTTATTTTCGTATGAGAACATCTATGAAATCCAATTCAATAGAAAACATGATAAAACAATCGATTTTCGGTAAAAATTCCAATTCCAATAAAAAAATAACCCCATTATATACCTACCCAATATGGCAAAAACAAATGGAGGAGTAAGGTGGACAAAACAATATGACAAAAACACCGCCCTGGACGAATTTATATCCAATTCCGAATTCAAAATTTTATCCGACGATAGCATTTCGTGCATTACGATTTTAGCAAACATCAAACCCAACAAAATATCACCTTACAAAACGGTTCGTCACGGCATCATCGACCAGCCTGTCAACACCATCCTGATAAAATGTTTTGTTTGGGGAAATCAGAACACCATACGTTCCGCAAAAGCACCATTGAATCGGAGATCGGGATGGATAGAGGTTACAAAAACATCCACGTTTATACATGAAAAAAATATACAGCACGATGTGTATAAAAAGTCGTTTCGCCAACTTGGTTCTCTCTTAGAGCCGATTTGTCCAGCAATTGTAAACAGCATGGAAACCCCAGATGTAGATTATCAATACAAATTGAAAAAACAGATTCTGGCACATTTGGTATCCAGATCGGCCACCACCATAGGCGACAAACTACTGATTGAAGACCTATTTCGGCACCCCCTCTTGTTTTTATGCATGGAATATATGAATGATTATATAACATTATATGACATACTTCAAAGCAATCAATATACCCCCTCTCAAAAAACGAGGTTCAAAGATATGGCCTGTTATGAATTGTCCAGACTTCATGCAATCGGGTATCGACATGGCGATTTTCATATGAATAACGTTTTAATTCACCCCACCTATTTCTATTTCACAGACAACGTCAATTCTTTTTCTATTGGCAGAGCGGTTCTCATCGATTTTGGAAGAAGCGATCGACATGTTCCCGCTTTCCCAAATCGCATAGAAAAAATAATGGCTCCACATCAATGGCCAACCCCAGAAGGAGAACGCGTAATGGAATGGTATGTATTATCGTCAGATCAGAAACGAGAATTGGAACGCCGGTTTGCGGAATTTGATACCCGCCGGCAACGTATGGAAAAAAATTTACTGTATAAACTAAAAAACATGGGAACTACCGTAGAAACCGTAATCGAGTATTTGGAGAACCAAATGTATTAGCACTCTTGCCCGCCTTTTTTCAATATTCAAAAAAATATTGAAAAAACAAAAAACTTACCTATTCAACCCCATCCACCCCCAATAACAAATCAATTTCATACGTATCTAACCCCTGTTTCTCCATATCCTTCTTTTGCTTCAATAATCGCTTCTTATCGGCGCGACTCAATTCCTTTTTTTCCGGCACAACCTCGATTTTATTCCCCAACGAATCGAACTTATCTTCCGCCTCTTCCAGATTCAATGTCTTCGCCTTATCCTTCTCGGCCTTCTTACGCGCCTTTTCCACCTCTTCCATCCACTCCGACCCAAATACGCTCAAATTCCCCGAATCCAACAACCATTTTTCGGGGCAGATTTCCCGATAAAACTCTTCATTGTGCGAAATCAAGAGCAACCCACCTTTGAACGTCTTGATCGCACCCGTCAATGCACCCAAGGAATCACGATCCAAGAAATTCGTCGGCTCATCCAAAATAACAACATGAGGCAAGTTCCACATACACGCTCCCAATACAATCTTCACCTTTTGGCCCCCCGATAACATACCAATCTTACTATGTTGTGCGAACTGTGGTTCTAAGCCGAAGTTATCCAAATGTTTCTGGATTTCGCCCGTGGTCAATTTGCGCTGACCCAACATGTTCTCCATCGCCAGTTTTTCGTCAAACTCCTTCGCCATCTTTTCATACCCCATTTGAATCAACTCGTTTTTCGTAAACCACTGTGTGATTTCACTTTCCGATTTGCACTCATACTCATTTTCGCGTTTTCCGGTGCGACGGGCCAACAATTCACTAATCACCATATACTTGTTCTCCTTGGCCTTTTTCTGAATCGCCTCCAATTCTTCGGGCGTAAGCGTCAAACTATCCTTATTCGTCTGTTCCTTATCAAACCCGGCGCGATAACGCCACATAATATATTCTACCGGTGTCTTATCCAAATGGTGTTCAATATGGTGGAAGGCGTGTTGTGCCACATATGCCACGCGAACATTGGGGTGGCGCTCAATGATACCGCGATTCGGTTCGAGTTCCCCCACTAAGATTTTGATGAGCGTGGATTTACCAGCACCATTGACACCGACAATAGCAACACGGGATGCCATGGACACTTGAATGCTCACATCAACCAATTGGGGTTTTAGAGCCGTGGGATATTGGAAATAACTATTTTTCATTTTCAAAACGGCTTTGGTCAGCGATTTCACGCCTTCCAGTGGTCCGGGTTCGGGAAACTGAAACGATACGTTCTCATTCGTAAGTTCATAGTATTGTTTCGCTTCAGGCTTCTGTTTCACGAAATCGGACAAGTTTCCGCGATACGACTTCAACTTCAGGTTTTCATAATGCATAATATTGGTGCATACGTCATCCAAAAAACGCGTGTCGTGGGAGACAATCAAGCAAGTCGTCCGCGTAAGGTTTTTCAAATAATTGACCAACCACTTTACTGCGAATTGATCCAAGTGATTCGTAGGCTCGTCCAACAATAACATATCGGGGTTCAAAAGCATGGCTCGAGTCAAGGCCAATTTCATGCGCCACCCACCAGACAATGCTGTCACGGGCCCATGTATCATATTTTCTTCAAACCCCACATTCTTCAGACCATCGGTGATCTCGGCATTGGAAATGCCCATGTCCACGATCTTCGTATCTTTGGCAACATATTCTAAGACACTGGTGTCATCATTGTTGCCTTGAATATCGTGTTCTACATACACGCTTTTCAAATCTTCAGGGAATTCCTGTAAATTTTTATTCGCAATGGCCTTCATGAGCGTCGATTTTCCAGCCCCGTTCGGGCCAACTAACCCATATTTTCTACCAATTTTCACCTTAAATGGCGTTTGGTGCAACAAAACACGGGTTCCATAGGCCAAGGAAAACATACAATCACACAAGTTCTCTTCGTCATCTTCCGGGTTGTATTCCTCTACGATAATCGTTTGTAAAATGACGTTTTTGATCTCGGAAATCGCGGTGGCGCATTTCTCATCGTCGGTGATCACATATTTCAAGTAGGGTTCCATGCAACTCTTCCAAAGCGCGTCCTCCTTCATTTCGTGGATAACAAGATTCCACACCAACGATATGGAATGATCGATGAGAACATGTGCATACGACGAATGGTCGGACCCATCCTTTGCTACTTCAATATACTTCGAAAACGTTTCCCTGCAGTTATCGATCGTGAAATTATCCAAGGATTTGTTCAACCCCAAATTGTATACCGCCGTCAACACATTGCGTGAATTGAGACACACGTTACGAATCTCCACTTCGGCGATTTCTTCGTATCCTTTGGTGAGAACAGGTTCCAAAATGGGGTAAAAAATCTTGGCATACACCGGGTTTTTCAGGAGTTTCATGAGCGTTTCGATGACAACGGCGGCACGACGCTGATACACCATCTTGCGCTCACGCATCGACTTCGTGAGAAGGGGGGCCAAAAAGCCAAGCGTGGGAATATCAATATCGTTGACAAACGGCGTGGAAACAAGTGCGTCGAGAGCAGTTTGTGTATCTTGCGACGGATTCATATATGCGGAGATGACGGCCGGCACCAAGTGTTGAATATCCACGTTTTCGATGGTTTTACCGACATCCAAGAATGTCGCCGCAACCTGGGTCTTCACTTCCTTTTTGGGATCACTTGAAATATCAATGAGTTGTTTCATAATTTCCGGCATATGTTGTGCCGTTTGTAGGGGGTGGGTTTTTGCGAAAACGCCCAATAAGACAAGTGACATATGCTTGACTTGCCACTTGATCGATGTAAAGCCATGGAACATAGATTCCGAAAGCCGAGTAAAACAGTAGGGGTTGACCTTTTGAATCAGAAGTGACCCGAATTGGTGCACTTTGTCTGTAAGTTTGCTATCGCCCGCGAATGGAAGCGCGGAATCGAATGCGGAAACAAACGCGGGTTCCATGTAGGTTTCGTAGCCAGTTTCCAGCAACTGGATTTTTGCATCCAAATCGAGGGTTGTGAGATCGAAGTTCTCCATCGCGATGGAAATATATAGACCGACATCTTTATGTTTCTTCGAAACAACAATTCTTTCGATCAAAATCGCAGATTTGTGAGATAAACCTAAACAAGTTCTCCGTTTCCTAATTATTGTTGGGGGTTTGGATGATATATATTTATTCTTGAAAACTGCATAAACATAAAACAACCTTTTCTAGTAAACAAAAATGGCACTTTATATATCGAATAACCTACACACACAAAATGACTTATTGATGAAAAACTTGACGGATTTTTACAAGACCAATGATCGTTTGAAAAAGATGATGTCTATTATCAATGGGGAATCGAAACTCTCACTGCGCATCCTCGATTGGTTTGTCACGAACTTTGCAAAAAAATATTACACCGTGTATGAAATCGTATCTACGAATGGGTCGTCGCAACGATTCAAAGTCTATAACGATTACAAACTCAAACTTAAGGCTTACGGGAAGCATAGGTTCGATCCGTTCTGTCGCTGGGAACGCATTAATATTCCTTATGACGGCGAAAAATCCATGGAAACCACGATCGGGCAACTTAATTTTTTCAAGTGGGCACTTGAGAACAAGATTATCGATTATATAGAGGAAAACCATGGTGACATTGAGAACGACATGAATCATCGAAATAGCACGTCGAAGCGGAGAACACCATCTGACGAAGAAGAATCGGTCACAGATAATACCAAAACACGAAAGAAGCGGGAAGAGTTGTCGGTGTCGGCCTGTAAATGCATTAAAAAGGAGACGGTGAAGATTGTTGTAAAATTCAATTAGAGATCCTTTTCATAACCGGAAAAGCGATGCGAAAAAAAGCCCACTACAACATTGCTGACAAAATAAATATTTTGCAAAATGGTATAAAGCCAAACCATTATATATGAATACCGAGAGGTCAAATTGTAAAAAAATGTTCTCACCGACTGTAAAGATGTAAAAACGAAGAAAATGAAACACAAACAAGAAAAAATTGAATCGGATTTTGCAAAGATAAATAAAAGCACCCAATGGGTACCCGGTTAGCTCAGTCGGTAGAGCGCTAGCCTTTTAAGCTAGTGGTCGAGGGTTCAAGCCCCTCATCGGGTGATTCGGGGTCTACCGCCCCAAAAACAGTTTTCAGATCTACCAAAACTGAAATCAATGCTCGGTTAGCTCAGTGGTTAGAGCATCAGTCTTATGAGCTGAGGGTCGCGGGTTCAATCCCCGCACTGAGTAGCTTAGGGCGCCACAACCCTACAAACAGTTTGTCTGTATCTACCAAAAACAAACTTATTCCGACATCCTTGGACAAGATGTCGGGTGAATCATTCGTCCCAAGGCATATCAGGATGGGCGTGATGTGCTGAAATTTTGCCCTTAGGCGGAAGAGGTGGGCGCTTTTCATGCTGAACATAGTCCACCCTGGTTCTATGGTGTAGCGGTTAGCACAAGTCCTTTACACGGACTAGATATGGGTTCGATTCCCATTAGGACTACTCGAGTTGTTAGATCTCCGAAAACTAACAAAAAAAGGCAACCTGGCCGAGTGGTTAAGGCGGTAGACTAGAAATCTACTGACAAATTGTCTCGTAGGTTCGAATCCTGCGGTTGTCGAAGCGACGAACCTTATTGTCGCATATTCCGATATAGTCTAACGGTTAGGATAGAGGACTTTCACTCCTTTGGTCGGGGTTCGATTCCCCGTATCGGAAAATGGGAGAAAACCCATTTCAATAAAACAAACACAGACCCGGTTAGCTCAGTCGGTAGAGCGCTAGCCTTTTAAGCTAGTGGTCGAGGGTTCAAGCCCCTCATCGGGTGTTTCCCTTCGGGGAGGGAGCCACCGCCCAACATGCTGAGTAGCCGTCTCCCAAAACAGTCGTTTGTATATACTGACGAAATCAACAACAACGACATACCAAAAAACATAAAAATTCGTCGCAAAAAAAATGCTCTTATAGTGTAGTGGTTAGCACCGAGGACTTTGAATCCTCTAACCTGGGTTCGAGTCCCAGTAAGAGCTTGTGGCCCTCTTCGAGGGCTTGTGTCCGATATAGTCTAACGGTTAGGATAGAGGACTTTCACTCCTTTGGTCGGGGTTCGATTCCCCGTATCGGAAATCGAGTTGTTCGACCTCCGAAAACGAACAAAAAGCAAGCGTGGCCGAGTGGTCCAAGGCGCTCGACTCAAGTTCGAGTATCTACGGATGCGTGGGTTCGAACCCCACCGCTTGCAAAGGGCCGAAGGCCCGGCACAAAAACGTCTTCCTACAGCAATTCACCCAAATTCATTTTCGAATCTAAAAGAAGACAGCAAAATAAGAACCTAGCAAAAAGCGGTAAATTCCAACTGCTAACAACATTTGGTTCATAACAGCAATTCACTAAAATTGTAACAGTTTGGCTGTTCTGTAAAAAAACAGTCACGTTTCCAAACAGCAATTGACTCTCAAAAATTTGTTTTGACAATCATGGAAACAGAATAAAAAATCAACGCGCTTTCAACATTGAAAATGTGAAAAAATGCAAGTATGGCCGAGTGGTTTAAGGCGGCAGACTTAAGACCTGCTATCATTGATGCGTGGGTTCGAACCCCACTACTTGCAAAAGGCGCATAGCGCCGACTAAAAGAGGCGTGAGCCTCGGAAAGGCGCATAGCGCCGACTAAAAGGCGCATAGCGCCGACCCCGAAAAAGGAATCACCCAAACCCTTTTTTCATGATTTCACGGAATCATGAAAAATACAACACATTTACAGATATTTTCAACTAACAGTATCCCGCGGAACAAGAAACATATCAAAATCCCGGAATCGCGCTTGATCTCCACTATATCGCTTCACCTGTTTCCGAGCATCCATGTCCCGGCCCACAAACACCTCGCGAAACGACGGTGGTGTATATGTCTGTGAATACAATTCATTTTCGCATCCTGACACAGACAAAAAATAGGGGTATTGAAGTAGTCCACGCGGACTACCCGCATTACCAAGTCGCGCCTTTTCATTTCCGCTTAACAATTGTGTAACAAAATTACGAGCATTCGGTGTTCCATCGGTTTTCTTATCCATTTTTTTCGAAATAAGAATCCCTTGTTTCGCCGATTGAAGGATATTTGAAAACATCGTTGTAAAATCGGAGGAGTCCGTATTATTCACAAAGGGCGTTTGCATAAATATCATTTCATATATCAATACACCAAATGCCCAAAGATCCACAGCATAGTCATATTCTTTCTTTACAAGCATTTCAGGGGAAATATACTCCGGTGTCCCGCATAAAGTGTGACATTTTGTATATTTACGAACGATATTATCCTTGGAAAGTTTGGTATAAGGAAGTTGTTTGGCCAATCCAAAATCAATGATCTTCGGATATCCATTTTTGCCAATCATAATATTCTCTGGTTTCAGGTCTCGAAACACCACCTTTTTGCTATGAATAAAATCGATGCCGAGAAGTATACATGCGCTATAAAAAACACAATCGGCATGGGATAAACCGTCATAAATGGCATGAAACAGTTCCCCACATTCCACGGGTTCTGTGACAAAATACAATTCGTCGTTCGTTTGACAACTACCATAAAAACGCAATAGAAACGGATTAACCATCGAAGAAAGGATTTGTTTTTCATTCATGAGATCCGTCAATTCACTGTCATTCATTTTATGTTTGGGAACCGATTTCACAGCATATTGCCGAGACACGGATTTTGTCACGGAACATTCTCGGCTCGACACGTATGTATGTTTATATTCAGCCAAAAATACGGTTCCAAACGACCCCATACCAAGTATAGAATGCAGTTCAAATTTCGAAGCATCAAACGATTCATCGGATAGTTTGCAAAGTTCGTCCATGCTTTCTACGCTACTGAATGAACTTGGATTGGATGTTATACCCGTGGCAACCGTATCATCATCCGCTACTTCATCGCTAAATATTTGTTTATTATTATTAATTTTTTCATCGATGTTCTCCAAATCACAAGGCACTATTTTATTCGGTTGCAATAGAGTAAGAAGTTTGGTGATATGCAAAACATAGGATTGTTTTGCGAATTTTAACTTTACATTATCTTCCGACAAATTGTCGTGAACCATCGTATATTCTATACATATTATTTTTTTTTCATATAATTTAACTGCATTAATCAGTTGGACACAATTCAAAGTCACAACTATTTATTTTTACGCCAAATAGCCGACTCTTGGGTGCGGCCTTTAGAATGTTATTCAGCAACATTGCCTTTCACTCGTTTAGGCCCACGTCGGCGTAAATGAGAAAAGGTGTCGCAATTGTAATCCATTATTGATCAATACAACTATTTTCTCATTCAAATATATACGTTTTGATTATATAGAATGTCCGACGCTCAAATCGCCCCCTTGCCTGCGGCAGAAGAGGCCGCGCTACAACAACTTGACCTGACAGATAAAGTCACTGCTTCGTCTGAACTCGTGCCAGAGGGAACGGCTCCTCCAGCTGAAGCTGTTCCAGAGGGTTCCACGGAAAAGACAGAGGGTTCCGTGGAAAAGACAGAGGATCCCCAGCAAAAGTCTTGGTTTCCATCGTGGGGCGGAAAACGCAAAACTAAGAAACAATCCCGTAAACAAAAGGGTGGAAAAAAGTCGAAATCTCGTGGTGGTAATAAAAAAAGCAGAAAACAAAAGCGTTCCGCGAAAAACAAAAGAGCGTAAACTTTATGCCGAGAACACTGTTTCTTGTTCGATCGACCTTGCTGTTGCATCATGTTTTTGGATCAACTCCTGAATAAACCCATGAATTTGAACGAGCCATTGATATCCAAGATTGGTTGGATCTTCCAAATCATACTCCACATTCGGTGTAGCATCAATTCGATGAATAGGTGGGTTCTCCACATGTGGTTGGTTTAGCCATGCATCGTGATAAGAATCACACTTCTGTAAATAATCCAAAGAAATCACACTTTCTCCTTGTCTTGAACGTTTCGATATCCGTTCATGACAAACTTCAGCACCGGCATCAATATATACAATGCCGTCTAGACCAAACTCGTCGGCAAGTTCTCCGCAAAATTTTTGGTAAATTTGATAATGAATGGGTTCGATCACACCATCGTCAAATAACATCTTCGCGAAAATATGCTTATCCGCAGCCAAGGATCGTTCGCAAATAATCGCCTTGCATGTTGGGTTCTCGGAAATGGCCTTTCGAAGGAGTGCAATGCGAGTGGCATATGCCATGACTTGAAACGGAAATGCATGCCGATGCTGATCCTTATAAAATTTTTCCAAAATATTCTCACCGTTTTTATCCTTGATCGATTCCCAGATATCTACAGGTTCTCTTAGAAAAACAATGTTTCGGGATGCATCGATGGATTCAATATACTGTTGCAATTTTTCAACACTCGTTGATTTTCCGGCACCGATATTTCCCTCAATCGATATAAGAATTGGACGAGACGACATTTTATGGTTGAGTTGTCAAAAACACCCAAGATTCCGCGCGGTTCAATTTTTTCGGAGCGCACCACGGTCATGAATAAAATCCAATTTGCCGAATACCAAATCGGCGAGGTGGTTTGTATTTCAATATATCCAGCATTTTGCGTGTTGTTGGAAATTCATCATCTCCATAAATGTCCTGTAATAACAGCCATTCGAATAATCCGCCCCCATAAATATAGACGTCTGAAAATCCCAACCCCAACAATTGGCTATATTTTTTATCCACAGACGCGTCGTTACAGTGTTTCCCGTAGAGAATGATTTTATGCGTCTTTGTGGCATAGTTTTTAAGCAGATCATTGATGATTTGTTCTTCGAGATGAAAATCTAGCGTATGTTTTATCAAACAATCCTGCTCATGAACGGAAAGTGTATTAATAACAAAAAAGGAGTCGGTATGCGATATAGCGTATTGCATGTCTTCAAATGACACTTTTTGAGGTTGGGTTTGAAATAAATTCGCCAATGAGGATAACATCCCCGTGTTTTGTTAATGTTTTTAATGCTATTCAACAACAATGCATATATTTATTTTATTTTTCGAAAGATATATAAAAAAAAATATACACAGAGTATAGAATGGGAAACCTGCAAATCTCCAAAAAAAGGTTGTGGGATCGAGAATCACGCTATCATTGTATTCGGAATCGCGCGCGCCCAGATATAAAAGAACAGCTTCAAAAGGCCCAAGATGAAAACGACATCTTGAAATATAATGTGTTACGCATCAGTGAATATACACATTGTTTGGCTGTTTCCAATACATCTGTTCATTTGCCGGATTTTGCCACCTTATGCATGATGATTGAACAGTATGAAAAAACGAAACCAGGTGTCGAATCGAATGCCGACGACATTTCCGAATCCGAGCCCCAAACGTTAGAGTTGACACCAAGACTTGCTGAATCAGCGATAGATTCTTCGCCTGCATCGTTGCTCGAACCCACACCCGCATCATTGCTCGAACCCACACCAGCATCGTTGCTCGAACCCACACCTGCATCATTACTTGAACTAGAATCCACTTCGGAAGAAAAGCAAGAATCCAGTTCCGTGTCGAGCCAAGACATTTCTTCAGAATCGAGTGAAGGTGTAGGATTTTTACACGATTTTGATAAATTAATGCGTAGATATTCAATATAATACCGCACATTTCTGGGAGCGCAATGATCGATACTGCAAAAAATTGAACAATACAAGAAGTTTAAACCTTGTTGTATTTAAGCAAAAAGATGGATCTTTCTCAACGAAAACTAACCCGCGCCGAATGGGAAACCATAGAGGTTCCTGTGTCCGCCCAAGAAAAACAAATTTTGACAATGATCTTACAAGGATTCACTAATGTCAATATTCGTAGCAACGAAACACAATCCTTGTTTTCCTTCATAAAAATCGATGCCTCTCCAGAGATGGAACACTTTTTATACAAAAAATATTTCGAAGAACTTATGAAACAGAGTGTCGAGAAATACGGAAAGGGCACACCCCTGGAAAAATATTCATTCTCTGCCGATGGGTTGCAGGGCACAAGCATCAAGTCTATGAAAAGCGCCGACACCATTCGTCTCCAAAATCTAGACAACCATATTCAGACGAACAAACCCTATATTTTCGAATATTTATTGATCGATTTGGCCAAAGAATTATTAAAACACATCTATAAACGAAAACAAAAATATGCCTTTTATTTGTATACATTGTTACAGTTGAAAAAGTCTTCCATACATAATATCAACGCCCGAGTTCTTTCGTTTGTCGACGCCACCATCCAATATGCAAATCAACTTACTAAAATAAATGAAATTATCACGAACGCCTATGATTTTATTGAAAAAAATCCCTATCTGTTGAAACATGAAGACCGCACGCTGTTTCCTCATCAAAAACAACTCTTCTCCACCTGTCGCAATACAAACCCGCAATTGATTTTGTATACCGCACCTACGGGAACTGGAAAAACCATTTCACCCATTGGTCTTTCGGAACATAAACGCATCATTTTCGTTTGTGTTGCTCGACATATTGGTCTTGCTTTAGCCAAGTCGGCCATTTCCGTTGAAAAAAAGGTGGCGTTCGCATTTGGCTGTGAGACGGCATCGGATATACGGTTGCACTACTTCTCCGCGGTAAATTATACCAAGAATAGGAAATCGGGCGGTATCGGCAAAGTCGACAACAGTGTGGGTGACAACGTGGAAATCATGATTTGTGACGTGGGATCCTATATCACGGCAATGCATTATATGCTTGCATTTAATCAGCCCGAAGATATCATTACCTATTGGGATGAACCCACCATTACCATGGATTATGAAACACATGCCCTACACGAAACGATCCATAAGAATTGGGTGAATAATAAAATCCCAACCGTAGTGTTGTCTTGTGCCACCCTTCCCTCGGAGGAAGAACTTCAACCGGTATTTGACGATTTCCGTGAAAAATTCGACGGAGCGACAGTGCATACCATTACGAGTTATGATTGTAAAAAGTCCATTCCCATTTTAAACAAAGATAGTTACTGCGTATTGCCCCACTATTTGTGCATGGAATACTCGGATCTGGTAAAAACTGCCCACTATTGTGAGAAAAACAAGACGTTGTTGCGCTATTTCGATTTGCGTGAAATTATACGATTTATAGAGCATATTCATGACAACAACTATTACGAAGAAGAATATTCCATGGACGCGTATTTCGAAAACAACATTGCGAATATTACAATGAATAGTTTGAAGGAATATTATTTGGAATTATTGACACACATCGTTGGAAATAAATGGCTTACCATATATGAACACATGTTATCCACAAGAAAGAGGAAATACGACACCCCACTACAAACGGTGACAAAAACGAAAAGCACGGATTCCATTTCAGTTCGGGAAAGTTCTGTGTTTTCAAGAACGACGAGTGTCTGTGGTGTTCCTACCAAAACGCCAACCGAAAGAACGCCTGGTATTTTGCTAACAACACAAGACGCGTATACGTTGACGGATGGGCCAACTATATTCTTGGCGGAAGATGTTGGAAAAATCGGAACCTTTTATATCCAACAATCGAACATCGCACCATCGGTATTCCAATCTTTGCTTTCCAAAATTACCAAAAACGCTGACCTGATATCTAAAATCGAAGAACTCGAGGCATCTATTTTGGCAAAAGAGTCCAAGGCTACGGATTCTGGCGACGGCAACTCAAATGAAAAGAAAATGGCGCGTGAAAGTGGAAGATTGTGTGCCGAGTCACAGGCCTGGATGGATGAAATCAACAAATTGCGAAAGGAGATTCGGTCGATTTCTCTGGATCCAATGTATATTCCAAATACAAAGCCACACCAGCAACTTTGGTCACCCCATGGGGAAATCCATGATCGAGCATTCGTTTCCAATATCGGCGACGAAACCACAAAACAAATCATGATGTTGAATGTCGAAAATCATTACAAGGTTCTGCTTTTGTTAGGCATAGGAATGTTTGTGGAGAATACTTGTGTTGCATATATGGAAATTATGAAGAAATTGGCGGATGAACAACGCCTCTTTATGGTAATTGCATCGACAGATTATATTTACGGAACCAATTATGCATTCTGTCATGGATTTATCGGGAAAGATTTAACAAGCATGACACAGCAAAAAACACTACAGGCAATGGGGCGTATTGGCAGAAATAATATTCAACAGGATTATACGATTCGGTTTCGCGACGACGCGATGATACAACAATTGTTTGAGAAACCGGTGGAGAACCTGGAGGCGAAAAATATGCGTGCTTTGTTTTCGTCGTAAAAAATATGTAGCGCTACTATATAATACAACAAAAAAATATAAACCATGTCTATGAAAACCATCGTTTTATGGTGCCTTATTCTTTTTTTCTTATATTTCATGGTGTCTTATATTTTATCGAAAACCATCCACCGAGAACCCATGTATGATCGAGGACCACCTCTCGCACAACAACAAACAGTATCCGGAGGAGAAAATCCATTTCAACATATGGAGGTTTCTATTGATACCTTGAATGGCGAAGTAGAAAAATTAAATAAAAAATTATCCGGTTTTGACGCAAAATTTACAGACCTAGAATCACAAATCCATGATGCCATGTCCATGGCCCAACATGCACAGAATGCGGCGAATGACGCGAACAACAAGGTTTCCAATTTGACAAAGGCAATGTCGGGGGGTCAATAGAGCGTCGGTGGTTTACACCATTTTTTATGTTTGTGTTGCGCGCGACAATACGCGTCTTCCAGGAAATAGTAAGGTATGGCAACGATGTCAACTATGAAAAATCCGCCGAACGAAATGTAGGATAAAACCGTCTCTTCCATGCTGTTTATTTACATTATGTATATGATGTAAATAAATGTCAATTTTTCGAATTTACATGGACGACGTTCTCCTCATTTTCCAAATCCCGTTTCTTGCTATGGGTTTTCGGCAAAATATTCGTCTTCTTCTTTCATGATTCTGGTAAGCAGAGCAATTTCTTCATCGGTCATGCAACGGGAACCACTTTCGAATTCAGTATAGTGATCAATTTTACCGTGTTTTCTCATGATTTCCCAAAATTCTTCGTCGGATCCGCCTGTAAATTTCGATTGTTTTCTCCTTCGGCGTTTAGAAACATTCTTCTTTGTTTTATCCATATTGCCTATATATATCGTAAGATTTTATTTTCTTCAAGTTCGATTTTGACCTATATTTTCTTGTTTTGTTCAATTTCTGATATTTATTTGCACTATGGGTTTTCGGCAAAATAACGATCTTCTTCCTCCCTTGCTTGTGCCAATAGAGCCAAATCGGCATCGTTAATATACCCGAAATCGCTGTCAAACTTACCATCGGGTTCAACCTTTCCATATTTTCTCATGATCTCCCAAAACTCTTCTTCGGATCCGCCTTCGTATTTTGGTTGTTTTGTTCGTCGGCGTTTGGAAACCTTCACTTTTGTCTCCATATTGGCTATATATGTGGCGATAGATTTTATTTTCATCAATTTCGGTTGTTCAAAAAAATAAAATCACAGTGTTCTCCTCATTTTCCAAATCCCGTTTCTTGCTATGGGTTTTCGGCAAAATACTTATCGTCATCTTCCATGATTTTGGTGAGTAGAGCAATTTCTTCATCGGTCATGCAACGGGAACCACTTTCTAATTCGGTGTAGTGGTTTATTTTTCCATATTTTCTTACAATTTCCAAAAACTCTTCTTCGGATCCGCCTTCGTATTTTGGTTGTTTTGTTCGTCGGCATTTGGAAACCTTCTTCTTTGTTTTATCCATATTGCCTATATATATATCGTAAGATTTTATTTTCTTCAAGTTCGATTTTGACCTATATTTTCTTGTTTTGTTCAATTTTTTATTTTCACCACCATATTTATCCTGGTCAATTGCTATATACGACAAACCTTTGTAAACAGTTTCTCTATCTTTAAGATACGATATATATTTTTCTATACTATCAACCCTTGATTTTTGCGGATCGATCGAAAAAAATAATATCAGAAAAACTATCATATTCAAGAATTGCAGTGTGACCTAAACCAGTGGTCTCATCTATCGCCAATTTTGTAATCATATACGCATATCGGGTTGACGGTTTACTTTTGCGTAATATTTTACATAAATACTGAATGTAACTTTGTTGACTTATATGTGAAAAACTTAAATAAACTCGCCTCAAACTTAGTGTTGAATATTCAGGAAACCCGCGTATAATATTTATCATTCCATCTATTCTTAAACCAGGAGATTCTTTCAACGCCATTTGTTTTATATGTTCAACCGCCTCTTTTCTTTTCATCAATTGTAAAAACACCATTACATTATGTCCACAACCCATAGGTGAATCCATGTATCGAATTGGATTCCCCCAACCGTCCCATAGATCATTATCGTAATATAATATAAATGGCTTGTTAGTATATAATGTCATAATAGACAGGCGCTCCAAGGCCTTTCTGTATATAGGGTTCGACATATTTGTATATACTAATACAAATATATTTCCGTGCTACAAGCCCCTGTTGTAATCATTGACAATCAGTTTTTATTTCAAAAGGTGTAAAGTATTACACCTTTTCGCATTCAAAATGCGCAAAGGCAACGTTACCTTTCACTCATTTACGCCCACAAAGTGGGCGACCGTTCCTTACAAACGAGAAAAGGTGTAAAAACATAACTAAATATAGGCAATAATCGTTTATTACACGCTGTATTTTTTTCGAACCCATAACACATGTTGGTGCAGTCATTTTTCCAAATCCAGTTTCAATGGGTGGATTTTCCGCAAAATATTCGTCATCCTCCTTCATTATTCTGGTGAGCAGAGCAATATCGTCGGCTGTTATGCGTCGGGAATCATTTTTTATTTTTGTATACGGGTCAAAATTCATGTATTTATCTACGAATTCTAAACATGCTTCATCGGATTTGAATGTAAATCTCGGCTGGTTTGTTTTTCTTCGATTGGAAACCAACTTCTTAATCTTCAATAGTATATCCATAATACCTATATAGGTATCGATAGATTTTATTCCACTTACAAAACGCTCTTGTAATCATTGACATAAGGGTTCGATTTCAAAATGCCCTTGATGTCCAAATTGTTACGATCCATTTGAATATTCGAATACAGCGCATTGTCATTTCCGGAAAGGCGGCCCATATTCATAATATCCGGGGATTGCGCAGGCAACGTTGCAGCCACCGCACGATTGTTTTTCAACATGCTATCGCGCGATACTTGGCGCATATTGACATCGCCATTCATCAACCCCATATTCCCTTGAACCATATATCCCTGAATCGTGCTCGATTTGATATCATTGTTGCGTTGGTTGTAATTCGCTTCATAAGATGTCATTTGGCGAGTGCGGTCACCTGCCCCCGCATTTCCCATATACATAAAATCACCCGTTTCCGTGCGATACGTGAAATCGGGCTGGTGTTCCGTAACCACATAAGCACCACCATTTTGATTCGCGTTCACGTTCAAATGGAATTTCGAGTTCTCCGTGGTTTCGCGAATGGTCGCAGCAGGACGATCCGCGGGGTTGAAAATATAACTTTCGGATACACGCGTTCCCGCATTTTCATACAAGCGGAGATTGCCAATGGTATTTTCCTTTCGGCTAGGGCGTAACATATCTAGTAGCGGTGCTACAACCGCTCCCAAACTACCACTCACCAGTCCAAAATATCCGTCTTGTTGATTGGCCGAACGATTGTTGGGATACGCCTTTTTCGCACGAATTTCATAATCCGCGTCCGTTGCATATTGTCTGCCATTCGCATTCGCAATGCCCATGGGAATCTCACCAAATTGTTGGTTGTGTGTTGGCATGTATTCTCCAGGAAGATACGTCTCGCTGTTTTGGGCACCGGCCACGCCTGTATAACTGGCCGTCGTTTCCGGGCGAGATACAAATCGTTCCACGGTAATAGGGCGCATGGTTTCCCCCTTTCCGGCCCCCGTGGTAGTGAAATAACGGTCTTGTCCCATCTCAAAGCTGGTTTCTGGCCGGTTCTTTTCCATCACACCCATCTGTTCCGACGTAGCCATGGTTTTAATATGACTATTCGCAGGACCCTCATGTCCATATAATCCATAGCCAGACGCCTTCGGATTGTTATTCACACGCAATTGATCCACTGTTTTATCGAGCCATTGTTCACGAGCCATCATGCCCGAGTTGAATCCACCCGCCCCTTGTGTGGTATAGCCCAACCCGAGACCGGGACCAACGATTTCTTCTTCAAACGGCTTCACATTTGCCATGCGAAGGCTGGGATTAATACGAGATTGGATAAAGTCGCTTTGATTCGGTGCACCATACGCCCATTGTGCGTTTTCCACAGGCGAAAACATGGGGGATCGTTCGGATTTTGCGATGTATTGAGAACCTGCACCAGCATAACTGTCCAAAATACCTTCCGATTGGTTTGCGTCGGCATGAAGGTTTTTCAAATGACTTCCAAAATAGGGTTGCATGTTGTTATGTGAAAAATAACTGCTGTCTACACGATTCCCGGTCAAAGAATAATAAGATTTATCGGCACTAGAACCACTCGTTGTTGTGGCCATGTTCGGATTAAAATATTTATCCGTATACACCGACCCACCGTTGTCGAATTTATTATTGGTGGACAATTGTGAGGTGCGGTCCGTTTCTTCGGAAACTACAGGAAGTTCGCCGGGATAATTTTTATCCGGAACATCGATGTTGGGCAAAAGAGAACGGTTTCTAAAGGTTTCGCTTTTTTTCTTTGTTTGATTGTTGATAATATAGAGACTAGATAATGCAAATATAGGAACCACAAATTCCATGATTATTATAGTAGAACAATGTAATGCTAATATAATAGAAATACAAAAAATTTCGGGGGCAACACCCGCCAACCCATGATTATTTACACCGATGAAGATTTAAAATGGGACAAACCTCCTATGGAGGTTTGCCTTTTACACCATTTTGCGTTGAAAACGCCCAAATGGTAACGTTACCTTCACTCATTAAAGCCCACTTTGTGGGCGTTTTGAATGAGAAAAGGTGTAATTCATTTATCGCTAACGTTTCCCTTAAATCTCTATTGAGACGCCCGAAGGGCGTCCCATTATAGATCTTCAAGGGTGCAAAATGAGTTCAAGGGCGAATATTTGAATACATTGTCCCCCAGCACGCGTTTTCGCGGCCACCAATGCATGCCGATTTTCCAGACAAATAATATTCCATCTCCGGGTTCCCGCCAAGAACAGGGACAGTGGGTTGAAATGCGTCTTTTTCTAAAATGCGGGTTTGCACGTTCGAATGAAACGAGGGCTCGATTCTATCCAAAGGATTTAAATGGGGGTGTTCCCATCGTGTTTGTTCTAAATCTTTATACATCCATGCGGGGTGACTCGCTCTGCTTTCTTCTACAAACGGGGCTTGGGTTCTCGAATTCACGGCACTGGATTGCACGGCATAATTTTTGTAATTGTTTTCATGAAATAAATCACGGTTTAAAGGTCGAGTTAATCCTAACAAATCACTTTCAAGATTTACAGTATTGTTTCGTAAATTCGCACCCCATCTTTGCATACGAATATTTGGATCTTCCATAAAAGGCAAGTCCATTCCTTGTCCGGGAGTGTTTAATATATAACGCCCCGGAAAACTGCTTTCTTCGAGTTCTTTTTTTATACGGCAAGGATCGTCATGAAATCGAGTGAATGCCATAATGAGTTGAAGTTATATTATAGCACGAAAAAAATATAGAAACATTATAACGAACAATTCTACTCTAACGTAAAAAATGGCGAAAATATGTCTAAACATGATTGTAAAGAATGAGAGTGCGATCCTGCGTCGTCTATTAGAATCAGTGTTACCACTCATCGATAGTTATTGTATTTGTGATACAGGTAGCACCGACGATACGATTGAAATTATAGAAACCTTTTTTAAAGATAACAATATACCCGGTCAAGTAGTAGAAGAACCCTTTCAAGATTTCGGATACAATCGCACATTCGCACTCCAACAATGTGTGAATCTAGAGAACGCCGACTATTTATTGCTATTGGATGCCGATATGGTGTTGAAATTCGGCACCGATTTTTCCATACCAGACTTCAAGGCGTCCCTCACCAAAGACGCCTATCATATATTCCAAGGATCCGAAGTTTTCTTCTATAAAAATGTTCGCCTATTGAAAAACAACCCCGAATTTTCCTATTGGGGCGTGACACATGAATATGTAAAGACTCTACCCACGTCTGTATATGAGGACATTGATAAATCCATGCTTTTTATAGATGATATTGGGGACGGAGGGTCAAAAACGAACAAGTTTTTGAGAGATATTGAACTCTTACAACGTGGGCTAGAAGAACTACCGAATAATGACCGCTACACATTTTATTTGGCGAATAGTTATAAAGATTCACACCAATATGAGAATGCAATCGATGCCTATAAAAAAAGAATCGAGATTGGCGGATGGATCGAAGAAACCTGGTTTTCGTATTACTGCATTGGTAAATGCTACAGAGAACTTGGGCAAATGGAATCGGCGATTTATTATTGGTTGGAAGGATACCAACATTTTCCACAACGTATAGAGAACCTGTATGAAATCGTCCATTATTATCGTAATATTGGAAAAAATGAGTTGGCATATACGTTTTATGAATTGGCGGATTATGCGAAACAAAAATATCCATCGACCGACCACCTTTTCTTACAGAAAGATGTCTACGATTACAAACTGGACTATGAGTTCTCCATACTTGGCTATTATTGTAACCGTCATAATAAAGATATTACAAAATCGAGTATGGTTGTATTGGCGAATCCAAACGCAGATGAATCCACGATGAAAAATGTGTTGAGCAATTATAAATTTTATGCACTCGCACTGAAAGAATTTGCTGAACCGAACCCGAACATTTCGAAATTGACGATGATTCAAACACCCCTGCCCACAGACCTTGTTTCAAGTACACCGTCGATTGTGATCGAAAGTACGTCGTTAAAAAAGGCGTTGGTCGTGAACACGCGTTTTGTGAATTATCGCATTGCGGATGATGGTTCTTATATCAATAAAGAGAACATTATAACAAAAAACATCATTTCGGTATATGACATTGAATCGAAAGAGTGGGTGAAAACGTCCGAATTCGAATTAAAATATGACGACGCGTATGATAATATTTACGTGGGCTTGGAAGATGTGCGCTTGTTCTCAAAATTCGGCCAATTGCAATACAATGCGAATCGCGGACTATCGCGCGACTGTATGGTCATTGAAAATGGAGTCATTAATGTGAAGTCAAATATGACAATTTCGTCCTTTGTAAAAAAAGAGGGTCAGCGCCATATTGAAAAAAACTGGGTATTGTTCCGGGATCATAGAAACGAGACCAAAATGATTTATGAATGGCATCCGTTTACAGTGGGAATTCACCGTGATCATCCGGCAAGACTTATTGATGAAAAAAATAGGCCGATTACGCAATTTCACCCGACACACACCATTGCTACCCCCTCTTTTTTTAAGTGGGTGCGTGGATCAACGAATGGTGTAAATGTGGGGAATGAAATTTGGTTTATTTGTCATGTAGTGAGTTATGAAGATCGTCGTTACTACTATCATATACTTGTCGCCATCGATCATAAAACTTACAATGTTCTTCGTTATAGTAAATTATTCACCTTTGAAAAAGAGAAAGTGGAATATACGCTCGGATTTGTGTTTTTGGAAAATACAAACGCATTTTTAATCGGGTATAGTGTGATGGACAGGGAGACAAAGTTTATTCAGGTTCCTAAACCCGCAATGGAAAAACTTTTTGTGCAATAGGATTGCCTATATCTCATTCACAGCTGCATTCTTACATGCATTCCCAAAGGTTCGCCGATGCCACTGTGAAATCCCATGTTCCTGTATACCAGAAAGATGGGTTTTTGTTCCATATCCCATATTTTTTTCCAAACCATATCGCAGTGACAACTCGGGATAAGTATTACACATTTCTACGACGTATTCATCGCGAGCGTTTTTTGCCAAAATACTAGCGGCGGCAATGCCCATATAAGTAGCGTCTCCTTGCTCCACGGTGACATGCCGAAGTTGTTTCATGGACTCTGTGGTTTTGTCATACCCCAAAAAGGGTGTGAAATAATTCCCATCAACGACCGCCATAAAGTTATTCAAATCCATGTCTGCGCTCGCATCCGTGCAAGTGCAATCACATACACTCGTTTTTTCACATACTTTTTTCATAGTTTCACGAATACACTCATGCATGCCACGCATGACAGACTGTAGTATATTCATGTTATCAATTGTTTTTTCATCGACATAGGCGATATGCCAAGCCAATGCCGAATTTTTAATATAAGTTGCCACCTCGCCTAGTTTCTTTTTCGAAGAAAACTTTTTGCTATCTTTGATATCCTTTCCAGAAAAATGGAGCGGGTCTTTAGGTAAAACGACGCATGCTACATACACTCTTCCAAATAGACAACCGCGGCCGGCTTCGTCAATGGATAACTCATAATGTTGCCCCGACGAATCATAAAAGCGTTGCAAAGGAACGACAACCTTCTTTTTTTGCGATGACACCGAAACGGAATCGTCCATATATAAGTTTTATGTTACCATAAATAAATCCAATACAGTCAATTTTTTTACTACTATATTCTATAGTCAAAACAGAAACAGAATGAAAGGATTGAAATTGTCTTCGTTTATGATATTTCTTATAATATTAATTGTTTTAGTGATACTTGTCGCTTTATATAATTTCTTTTCGACGAGCAAGAACTTGTTCGGAAAAGAAGGGTTCATACAACTATATAACGATAAGCAAATCAACGACGTCGTAATTTTACCTATGTATTCTCCAGACAACAGCGTTTTTAAATTATATGACAATTTGTTTTTTGATAATAAAAACGGGAACTTAATTGAGATCGTGGACGAATCTGCTACATCAGAATCGAAAGTTGTTCTTACATTTCATGTAACTAGCAGAAACGGTGTGACAACCATCTATAAAAACGACGCATCCGTGAAAGTGACAGAAAGCCTTATTCCGAGCATAAAGTCCTCCTATGTGTCTTGGGTATATAAAACGTTTTGTTTGAAAACAGATGTATATTCCGTTGCGTATATGCCGTGGGGAACAAGCACCTATATTCATATTATAAACACAATCCAACCAACCACGATGCAAACGTATTTATTCACGGAGAACGGAAATAATAATCATAGCCAAATCACGATTCCCGCATTTTTAACGGGACCAGCAAATGATACGGATGTGAAAAACAATACGATGGTAACAGATACTGTATATGGAGTATCAAATCCGGTGTATCAAATTTCCAAATACGTAAAATACGATTTATCCAATGGCAATTTGGTTGTTGATTTATCATCCGGAATCATTGTTTATGACAAACAATCGAATTCCACGACCTACGATTCGCAGAAAACGAAAATTTCATCCAGAACCGGAAGTGTAGGTAGCGGCCCCTTTTCACCATGGGCAACCGTGGACACCAATGGCCAAACTCTTGTTGTATATATTCCAGGAACATCACAAACAACGATTGCATCGTTACGCAAAGGTAATTCCGCCAATGTCTTAACTTTAGGAAATGTTTCTCGGTTCGGGGTCAATGGTCTAGATAATGGCAATGGAACAGCAAACTTGTTACAACTTGCATTGCCGTCCTATCCAAAAGAACAACCAGGAACTGGAACAAGCGGATCTGGTGACGCGGGAATACATTTTTCTTTTGATAATAGTGGTGTGTCTATTACCGGATCGAATGCCGCCATGTTCAATTATCTAACAACATTTATGCAATCAGGCGCACAAGCAGGCGGCATGAATCCATTTGCGCCTCCAAATGTAAACCCAAACTCAGACTACATTTTGAAAACACAAATTGTTCCTCCCGTATGCCCATCTTGTCCTGGATGCGCGGCGTCAACCGGAACAGTGTGTTCAAATTGTGGAGGTCAGGGTGGATCTGGAACGTTGACGTGCAATGGCACGTCCGTCATCGATGCTGCGGGAAACATAGTTCTCGATAATGCCGGAAAACCAAGATCTTGTTCTGCTCCTGCGGGAACTCGAGTGTCTATCTCAAATGATGGTGTTGCACAAAGCGGAACTGCAGGCGGTGTCGCGAACAATCTGATAAATACAACTGGCAACGTAATCACGAACACGGAATCAACTGCATCCAACTTATTACAAACCGCGGCATCTGGAACGACGAACGCGGTTTCGAATACTCTTTCCGGAACAAAAGACTTTGCGAAAGAGACGGCATCTGGTATAAAAGACTTTGCAAAAGAGACGGGCTCTGGCATAAAAGACTTTGCAAAAGAGACGGGCTCTGGCGTAAAAGGCTTGATTGAAGATACCGGATCCGGTTTGTCCAAATTTTTAACAGCCAATGCCACGCGTGTGAACAATAATGGAGGGACCGGTTACTATGGATCACAAAACAATGGTGCAACTGGGTTACAAAGCCGTGTCGGTGTAAACTATGGCACAAACACGCAATATACGGATCCTTATTCTTATTCGGGAACGTTACCCACAAAATCCCCTTCGAATTATATGCCAATAACTGCTGATTTCAGTTCATTTGGTAAATAAACGACGCGGTCCTTCTATTTTTATCTTTTGCGTAAAATAGATAAAAATAAAAACTCAATGGTATATAACGATTCTGCACATGAATACTATAAATATAAATGATATCTTAGAACGCGATAAAACAGCAAGTGAAATAAAGAATCTCTTATCCGGCTTCGATCAGAATTGCAAAAATTTGACGTTCAAAAAGGGGTTTTTCATTTATGGTTCTCCCGGCTGTGGAAAAACGCAGTTCGTTATGAATTTGTTAAAAGAAATGGATTATGATGTTATCAAATATGACGCGGGTGATGTTCGTAATAAATCCTTGATTGACACAATTACGAGTAATAATATATCGAATCGCAATGTTCTCCACATGATGACGAAAAAAGTAAAAAAGATCGCAATCGTCATGGATGAGATTGACGGCATGAATAATGGCGACAAGGGTGGTATTACAGCATTGATCAAAATCATACGTCAAAAAAAGACGAAAAAACAGAGATTGGAGAATATGACACTAAACCCGATTATATGTATTGGTAATTACTATATTGATAAAAAAATAAAGGAACTCATAAAAGTGTGCAATACTTTTGAATTGAAAACACCAACGTCAATGCAAACGTCGGCGCTCTTACATAAGTTGATTCCCTCGTTTCAAGATTCCACGCCAACCTATAAAACCACCATTGTGAATTACATACAAGGAGATTTACGAAAAATGAATTTCGTATCGGAAATGTTTGTTCGTAAACCAGAACTCATCACTGAGGATGTCGTGAATCATATATTTCATTCCAAATCCTATAACGAAGACTCCAAAAAAATTACCCAGTCTCTTATTAATTCCCCCATAAAAATGCAAGATCATAACCGATTCATGAATGAAACAGACAGAACCATTGTTGCATTATTATGGCATGAAAACATAGTTGACGTATTGGCAAACAAAGAGACACAGGATTCCTACCCCTTTTATTTAAAAATACTCAACAACATGTGTTTCGCGGACTATATTGATCGGATCACGTTTCAACACCAAATTTGGCAATTTAATGAGATGAGTTCTCTCATGAAGACGTTTTACAATAACAAATTATATCACGACACTTTCCCCGAAAATAAAAACACGTTTCGCCCGCCTGAAGTTCGGTTCACAAAAGTATTGACCAAGTATTCGACGGAATACAACAATATGCTTTTCATTTATAATTTATGCCAAGAGTTGGATATGGACAAAAAAGACGTAGTCTCACTGTTTCAAGAGTTGCGTCTCTTCCAGGGTGGTGAGTTTTGCCATATTTTAGAAAAATTAAACCTCTCTGAAAAGATATTTGAAAACTACAACATTACCAAATTGGACATAAAACGCATGTATCGCTATTTAGATAAGAATGTGAAAAAGGATGCCACAGTGAGTGCCGACGACGATTTAGACGAAGATTTTGAATAGTGAACACAAAATGTTCAATGGGTTTATGATATTGTAAATGCTATATCATAAATCATGGCACATTCACATCAAGAATGATTACGGGGTCGCTTTTAGACTTTTCAAAGATTGGTTCCACGCTCACTGTATCCAATTCCGGCGCGGGTGTAAATATTGGCGACGGGGAAATTTGAAGAGGAGTAGATGCTGCCGACACTGACGTTGAATTGAGCAATTTTTGAATCTCAATTTTGGACAACTGTAATTCCTTCGTTTTTTCAATAAGTTGTTTTTGCAATGTGGAAATAAGAGTTTCTAGTTCTGTAATTCGAGAATCCCGTTTCGCCATGTCGCTGTTTGCCGTTGCGATAAATTCTTGCTGTTTATTGATAATGTCGATGACTTGTGCGTTGTTGAGTTCCACCGGTTCTTCACCGGGACGTTGTAATACAATCGGCCCGTTCGCCTTTTGTTTTGCCATTTCTTCTTGTAGCATTTTCTCACGCTTCGCTTCAATCTCTTTAATTTGAACAAGCACATCGGGTTTCATTTTGGGTTCTCCGGGTTCGTAGTTCTCCAATAGTTTATCCACTTCTTCCATGAAAAAATGTTTCACACGACGTTCATTTTTGAATTTAATGAACATATCCACCGTTTTCGGCGATTCTTTCAAATAGTCCGGGTGAGGATTATCTAACATCTTGCGCTTATCAAACGTGTTATGCTCATGAGAAAACACCAAAATTGTTTTTAAGGGGTCCAATTGGACAAAGGGTATCGTATATTCTTTCAAAAACGCGCGTTCTTCGGCGATGGCGGCGTGCTCTTCATATTTCGTGATTTTCAAAAGTTCGCGGCGAAACGCAAATGTTCCCGCAGTGGCATGGTTTGGTCCATAGGGTCCACACTGTATCATTTTTTGGATATGCTTAAAATAAATGTAAATCTCACTCGATCCTGCACATAAAGCACTCTTGTTTTGTTCTAAACGTTCCACTGCATGGGCAATGCGTTCCGGAGGATAATAATCGTCGTCATCCATGTATACAATGATGGATCCCGTTGCGTATTGGTGCATATAATTGCGTTTTGCCCCCAGGGTCATTTTTTCAGGAACTTCATAATACTTAATTTGAGGGATATTGGCTTGTTCTACTAAATCTTTGATCTTGTCCGTTCCGTCATCTACGATAATCCACTCGATTTTGTTTTTCGGATAGGTTTGGTTCCGAAAACATTCCAACATAATCGGAATAAAGGGCCTACGATTGAAAGTGGGTGTGCATACGGACACAGTGGGGTAGACCTTTTTTTCAGCCAACCTTTCTTTCGCGGTTTTCGTCATATTTTTATAGAGTTAAAAATATGTCTATATATCATTTCCGATGATTTATTTTCATAGGGCAAACTCATTTATAACCATTTATACCCCTATTTTTTGAGGGAGCGTAGCAGGCGCCGTAGGCAACGAAGGTGCCGAAGGCAAAGCAGGCGCCGAAGGCATAGCAGGAACCGTAGGCATAGCAGGCGTCGAAGGCAACGATGGTGCCGAAGGCAACGAAGGCAACGAAGGCATGCTTGGTGCCTTAGGTAAAGACGGTAACGTGGGAGAGGGAATAGCGTCTGATAAATATGGAATGCCCGCTGATTTTAACGTGGCGCTGAATGGAGTCGTTGGTTTATCGGGAAACGCATCGGCCATCAAATTTTCCGCCGGCAAACTAGTTTTCGGGTGCAATAGTGCTTCTTGCTCTTCTTTAATTCCCTCTTTATACTGAACATAAGATAACCCACATAATGTGATGATCAACACCGCGTTAATCACAAGAAGTGACATGCGCAATAAGTATGTTTTTATGGAAATATAATCAAATAGGGATATAAAAAACATATAGATAAAGGCTATCCATAAACAATATTTATAACCAAAGTCACAAATTGCATTTATAGTAAACACGATGTTCTCCCAAAAAGTGAATTTCCTACAAGGTGTTTCTTTTTTCACAAAATTACGCGATGGTTTTATATATTCCCAAATGGCTTTCCGAATCGGCAGTGGGTTTATATTTTTTGAATATATGGGTATTGCCAACAGAGAATACAATGCGATGTAAACCATAACTAAAAGCCCACCCAACGGAACAGAACAAAGCATTGCGAATAAAAATCGCACAATATGGCATATAAGAATGATAAATATCATTGTCGGGTTGGCGACGATCGACAAAATGTTCTTGTAGGTTTTGATCATTCCATAAAAATCGATCGTAATGAGACCTGCAAAAAACAAATATACTACAATTAGTAACATGAACATGATAGTCATATTCTGACCATTTTGTTTGAGTGCATCTACTAAAAATGTGCGACATCGACTCGGATAATTGTAAATAATAGATATGAACAAGAAAAATAAAATTATAAACAGGGTTGTTTTATTCAGAGTCTTTTCAAATATCGACGGAAACCATACCACAAAATATTCCTGGAACTTTTCGGGGAAAAAAATGGCAAATTCAAACCAAAATATAATATAAGTATACAACGGACCATTGGCATCGGTATCTTCTTTTGTCTTTAAACTCCCTCTATAAAAATCTTTGTTGATGTCGACTCCTTTTCCGGCCGCGTTTTTATAATAACTCACATAAAACCAATTAAATACGACAAACCATGCCAATACAATCGAAAAAAACCACCCCACATTTCGTTTTACTATAATGATGTCGTTTACGTCATCGACGTTTCCCATAGAAAATAGTTTCGCAATCAATTCGGCAATTTTGAATAACATCATGTCAAAGAAATCATAGACAATATTTACATATTGAACCAGTTTATCAGCAACAGATTCTACGCCCGCATTTCCATTGTCATTCACGGGATCATCGCCATACCATTTGCTATTGTCATTTAAACTCGAATCCATATATCCTTCTACGATAGGAGGAGAACCCGGTGACGGTTTTCTTTCTTTTGTCGCTTTTTTTTTGTTACTACCCTTTTTTTCATTTTCATTCTCATCCTCCTTTTCGTTTTCATCCTCATCTTTGTCATAAATATTGACAAGAGGTTCAATGTTTTTATAATTTTCACCCGTCTTCTTTTTCTTCGTTGATTTTATCTTTTTTATTTTTTGTATCATATGTTCCACTTGAAAATTATCTTTTGATGTTGGATGACTAAAGGTTTTTATGTTCCAAAAATCGCTTGGATTCGTAGTGAAATCCATGTCAATTATAGTATTCTTTTTTCGGCTTATACTATAAGTCGAAAAAAAACATTTGAGATTACCGTGCATATAACATTCCGCAATTTCCACTAATAAACGAAAGTATATTATATCGCTCTTCAAACAACGTCATGTTATAGTTGTAATCATACAATCGCCAATTTGACTTACGAACACCAATAGGGTTTCCATCAGCATCACATATTACATCGAAGGATGAGTTGATAGAATCAACGGGCGGAACATGCGTGGTAATTTCCAACTCTATATTTTTAAACTTACTTAAGTTTAATGCACCAGAAGGTTGATACTCAAATGGATTCGTATTTAAACAAAAATTATAGCAATAAAGGCCTTCCTGTGCGGATCCGTTGGTGCGGGTATATTTTTCAATATAATCATACACGCCTCGTGTTAATATGTTTTCTCGATATTCACCGTTTAAAAGTATGCCCATATTTTCCAATATTTCACGTTTATTTTGAACGGCATAGTCACCAACCGTAACAATGCCCGTTGTTCGACCATCATTCGGATCATTGGCTAAAGAATAATACGTATTCGAGTTTTTGTCATAGATATAAAGCGCAGATGATGGTGCTGCTGTATTTTCGAGTTTTTGAATTGGTTGACTTGTGATGATATTCATTGGCGACGGCAATCCGTCATAGGGCCAATTCGTATAATTCGACCATTCGTTTCTTAAATTTACATCGTTTCTTTGTAAATACCACATCCAACTCGCAATCATACCATTTGAGTTTAATTTCAATCGTTGTGTGCCGGTTATATTCTCAAAATTATACTGAAATATGTCTTTCACTAAATACACATGATCTTGTGCGGCAAACGTTTGTGTTTCTTCTTTGGATAAGAAACAATAGGTGGCTAATAGATGAACATCCGCGTTCCACGTATTTGTTTTATTTTCGTAGTTTGATAATGCAATATCCACAGCAGGTGGTGTTTGTAGAAAACGATACATTTGAAATTGTGGTAACGTAAAGTCCGGCTGAACATAGGGGCGCTGGTATACATTATCATACACATCACGAACTTGAAATAATTCTTGTATAGGACGAAATGTAACATTGATCACAAGTTCATTGTATTGTAAACAAATCAATGGTATAGCACAACCCGGATTTAACATAAACCATGCATTCAAAGGAATATATAATTGGCGACCACGTATCGATGGTTCTGCACCCGATGAGTTCTCTGTGTAAAACGCCGATGGATACGTATTCTCTCGATGGAATGCATTTCCCGGATCATTTAATTCCGGCACATTCCCCGTCATTTTATTAAACAACTCCTTTTTTTCATTGGTAAAATCTCGATCTACCATTGCGGATATATATTCGCCCGTGTATCTCTGTAGGAGGAGAGAGCCGCAAGTAATGGTAATCTCTTTAATCATAAGCGCTCCTATATTTTGAATCCAACGAAAATCATAGGGGGCCCACCTGTTATCCGTGTTATACACACTATCTTTTGATGCAGATACTGGATTATGAACAGGGCTCCATATATCAGGCAACGTCACTGCGATATAAGCATCCATCAACAATTCAGCATAACGTGGTATTTTAAAAGAGAAGACGGATTGTTCCGTTAACCGCAATTCGCGCAACCCGTCATAGTCGATGCGAAACTTTTGAAGACCAAAATTTGTATACTTGGAATATGTGACTTTAAAAAATGTTTTGCTTGGATTTCCTGTTAAAATCACATTGTTGTTACCAACAGAAATTATATTTAGTAATCCACCCGCCATATTTGTAAACTATATATACAATGCCATTATATTTGTTTCTCTGGATATAATAAAATGAAATTTTATCAAAAAATAGCCGTTGCAATAGTAATCATCATATTTGTCTATATTCTTTGGAAATTATTAAAGAGACGAGATGCATTGTTGCGCCAATTCGGTGGGTCGTATGAGCCGTTTTCTCTCTTTGGTAAAGAAGGATTTCAAACTCAACCTATTCTCATTTCAAATATTACTCCAAAATATGCAAGTAAACCATTGCGTGAGTTTGTCATTAAATCATCGTATAACACAGCAGTGTCAGGAAACAATGTAAGCACAGATACGATTAAAAATGTGTTGGCGCGCGGATGTCGGTTCTTAGATTTCGAAATTTTTTATATCAATAACTCGGCACATGTTGCCTACTCCACGGACGAAACAAATCAAACCATCGATTCTGACAATAGCATATTATTAGACGAAGTATTTAGCACGATCATTTCTAATGCATTTGCGAGCCCAACGCCGAATGTAGGCGACCCTCTATTTTTACATTTGAGAATAAAATCGACCCACCCAGAAATATATAAAGAAATCGCAAAATCTATAGATTACGCATTGCGTCCGAAATTATACCCGAACCCTGTCACCAAAGAAACAAAATTGGCGGATATTATGGGAAAAATCGTGGTAGTGTTCGATAAAACATCGGATCGTGATTATAAAACACATTCAAAATGTGACCCTTCCGAAAAAGATTGTATCAACTTGGCACCATTTATTAATATGGAAAGTGGCAGTGAAACACTTTATTTACAACATTATGGAGAACTTTTAAATCAATGCACATCTCCACCTATGGTTTTGGATAATTGCGACTTGTGCACAAATGTAAAAACCATGCGTATTGTATTACCAGATGCAAATTATGTAAACACGGAGAACCCGGAAATAGATGAATTTATATTGAATTATGGTAGTCAGATTGTGCCTTATCGTTTTTACAAAAACGACGCTGGATTAAAGGATTACGAAAGTTTCTTTGATGAGAACAACGCCGCGTTTGTGCCATTGGCCACGGCAATTCATAACATTCACAAAGTGATGTGAACGCGTCGTTTAGCAAGATTTTATTCCAATAAAATATGCGTGTAATATATACCCTATTATATATTACAACCATGAAACAAGGAACTCATAAGAATAAATTTCGAAACCCGTTATGTGATAATAAAATGACATTTCAAGACTGCGAATTGGCAATATTGCGACAAGCGGTAGATGAAAACGAAACTTTAAAAGAAATGGGTGTCGCGAATAGTGAAGAAATTCAAGACATATTGAAAATCGTAGAAAAGTTTATTATTCAAAAGAAACTCATTTGTTATGGCGGGACAGCCATTAATAACATATTACCAAAGTTCGCGCAATTTTATAATCGCGACAAAGAGGTTCCGGATTATGATTTTTTCTCAGCAAATGCACTGAGTGACGCAAAAGAGTTGGCTGACATTTTTTATAAAGCGGGATATCAAGACGTGGAAGCAAAGTCTGGTGTGCATAAAGGAACCTATAAGGTGTATGTGAATTTTATTCCCATCGCAGATATCACCCATATACACCCACAAATATTTAAATCGTTGTCGAAAGATTCCATACTAATAGGAGGAATTCATTATTGTCCACCAAACTATTTACGCATGTCCATGTTTCTAGAACTTTCTCGCCCCATGGGCGACGTGTCTCGCTGGGAAAAGGTAATGAAACGGCTCACCTTATTAAATAAATACTATCCTTTAAAAAGTGGTATAAATTGTGACAAGGTTGATTTTCAACGAAAAATGGCAGACAATGTGGAAAAGTCAGAAGACCTTTATGTTCTGGTGCGGGATTCGTTCATCGACCAAGGCGTGGTTTTTTTCGGAGGTTACGCAACATCTATGTATTCAAAGTATATGACAAAAAAGCAAATACACAACGTAAGAAAAATACCCGATTTTGATGTTTTGGCGGAAGACCCCGAAAATTGCTCCTTTATTATTAAGGAAACTCTCGAACGAAATAAGTTTTCGAATATAAAAATTGTAAATCATGTTGCGATTGATGATATTATCCCAGAACATGTCGAGATTATCGTAGGAACGGAAACTATGGCTTTCATATATAAACCCATTGCTTGTCATAGTTATAATACAATTCAAGTGAATGGAAAAGAAGTCCATATTGCCACCATCGATACGATACTCAGTTTCTACTTGGCGTTTTTATATGCAAATTTCCACAATTATAATAGCGACCGATTGTTATGCATGGCTAGTTTTTTATTCGACGTAGAACAAAAAAATAGACTGGAGCAACATGGATTATTAAAACGATTCAATTTGAAATGTTATGGAAAACAAGTCACGTTAGAAGAAATTCGTTCCGAAAAGGCAAAAAAATATAGGGAATTGAAAGATGGTCATGGAAAAGAATATGAAATGTGGTTTTTAAAATACGCGCCTGGAGAACTTGAAACAAAACGCAAAACGAGAGCATTGGAACGGAACGAAAATGCGGAAGAAAAGAAGGAGGACAAAACGCCCAACGATGTAGAGGAGGTCGGCTCATCATTCTTTGATTTGATTCTACCCATGGCCGAGAAACGTAGACCGGTCACGAAAAAAAATAAAACATTGAAACAACGGTTACGAGAAATACGTAAAACGCGAAAAGAACGCAATGGTCGTTAAGCGTCACCGAAAAATGTTTCTATGCGTTGAAACCCATAAAATACTCCGCCAAACAACGCACTTTTTAACAATAAACCATAGAAATTAAAGTTGCCATCGAGATCATAAATCGCAAACCAAGAGAACTTTTTGAAAATCATTGTGTTTACAATCGGGAGTTGAAATATAAGATATAGGATCGCGATGAGCACTGGAATTTGCATACGGTCCGTAAATTCGTTCGTAGAATTCATGGCCTTCTTTTTACCTTCATATTCTCGTAAATTGCGTTCCGTCATGTCTTCGTATTCACGCACATAATCTTTTGAGACGGCACGTTTGGGTATATAATTCGCCTGAATTTCTTCGTCTTGTGTATATTCCAATGTTTCTCGTGGGATATCGCGAGATGGAAGACGCTGTTGTTGCATACCCTGTATTTGATGTTTTTGTTGTTCGGATAAATAAAGAGGAGGAGCATGTTGTGCAAGAGCAGGGTTCGGCACGGAGTTCCCGGGTGGCGGAATTGGATTTTGCGTGGATATTCCATATGGATTTGGATGAACATTTATAGGAACATAATTTGTTGGCATAGCTTCCGAACTTTGCTGTCGCGTTTCGACGGCGGCAGGTATTGTTGGTGTGTAAGATGGTGCTGAATCTGGTAAATCAGAAATTCGGGTTGTATTTTCCATGATGAACTATACAATAGTATATGTCTAAAGATTGTATAGTTTTACGCAGAGGTTTGTTCTGGCGGAGCGATATCGATGACTTTTTTCGTAGAATCACACTTGTCGGGGTGAATATCATATTTGTAACATTTTTCGCCATGTTTGTATATTTTTCCCTCAAATTCGCTAATTACGGGACCATGGAAGACAATACAATTTTTATCGTTACATACTTTTCGAAATAAAGTGGCTAAACCTATGCCTAATAGTATGGAAATGATGTTTTTCCCCAACTCACTGTTTAACAATCGTTTAAAATTCATGGCAATATTATATACTATAAATACACTATATAATCTTTGAAAAATTTTTACACCGTGATCCGACTTCATGGATATGAATTATGCTTGCACTGGAATTTTAGATATTTTACTTTCATCCGCGGGACATTCCACGAGCGTTTGGCGAAATGAAAAACAAGAGTCTGTTCGATCTTTGTATTGTAATATGTCTACGTTTTCAGGGGTGGGGTAAACATATATTTTGCGCGTGTCTGGCATTGTAATATAAACAGCAAATAGTCCAAATACTAAACTCGCCAAAAACAATGGTAAATTAATATATTTCGAGAACCCCATAGAGTCTGGTATATATTCACTCTATATTTTTATTCACCTACTTCTTGCCTTTCTTCGACTTCTTTTTTGGCGCAGTGGCTACTGCGTTCTCTTCCTCAGCAATCAACATCTCAGCCATTTGGTCGGCATGAGACTTCATCGACTTTTCTTGTTTCTCTTCGTCGTCGAGGCGGAATACAAAATTATTTTCGGAATTCGCCGACAGTGAATATTTCGCCGCCTCTGCTTGTTTGCGTTGCTTCAATTTCTCAATTTCCTCCAACTGTTTCTGCTTCTTTTTCTCAATGTTTGTGCGCATACGGTCACGCGTGGATGCCATTTTGGTCATTCTATCCATGGCATTCGTGTCCAAACGCATGTTCTTTCCCATACCCATTGTTTTCGCCATGTTTTTTAACATTTCGGCCATATCGTTGTTCCCACCAGACATTTCTTTCATGCGATGAAACATGTCCCCTGCCTCCTTCATAATATCCTCACGTGATATGTCGCCGTTTTTCATTTTATCATCCAATTTGCCACTCACCTTCTTCATCAACGACATAATCTTCTTTGGATCCTTCATTAATTTCTTGAAAACATCGCTTGTGTTTTGCACATCATTGACATCTTCGCCCAGAAATTCTTTAAAGTCTTCCGATATTTCTTCGGCCAATTCTTTTGCCAACGAGCCAATTTTACCGTCAAATAAAGATTTCAAATGATTGTGGAGAGAATCGCCCGCGGGCATATCGCCATTTCCAAACCCCATGTTTTCAAAGAGGTTACGAAAGGGTTGTTCTTGTGTCCCTTGATCCGTCCCTTGATCCGTCTCTTCATGTTCCGGAACACCCTCTGTGGACATGGATTTAAAAAAATCAGCGAGACCGGTCATCGTATCATTGAGTTTTTCCTGCAAATCTTTTTCATCGATGCCGTCAAACAATGACATGGAATCTCCAAAGGATGCTTTGTCCTTAATACTACCCACTACCGTAAATAAAATCAACTGCAAATATTTCCAAATAGACTTCTTTGTGGATTCGCTCACATTTTCACAATGAAAAAGTAATTTAAAGTCAACATTCGGTAAAAATTGCGTGTTGGTTTCGTTCTCTGCATCGAAAATTTCTTTGGTTTGGTAAAGAATATCGAAAAAACGAGCAGGATATACCGTTTGACAATACTCAAATAGAGACTGTAATTCGTCATCTGGAATTTCAGGCTGGCTCCATTTTGTCCATAAATAAGAAAATTCAGGAAATGTTAACGTTAAATCATTCGTGAAATCTCGAATTACAGAGCGAAAATTTTCCGGAAAAGTATGTTTTTGCGTATCCATATCGATGGTTTTGTTATATACTATATACACCCCCTATTTTATATTGTTTTTTCCAAAGATGGTTTTCCATCACCCATTAGGAATACGAAGAAATCTCTTGTCTGCGGGGGGTAGACCATCAATAAACTTCTGCTCGAGTTGTAATACGGTTCCGCTTTTCATTCTCCATTCATGAATGGGAGATCGCAACCAGCCTGCAAAAATCAATTCTTTTTTATGTATTATGTTTTTATTTTGGATAGACACGGTTACTATGGAACCTTTGATTGGGTTATTGACTGACAAACAGCGGTCTGCATTAAACCATTGCTCTTTATCGGAACTGGGATCTTTACAGATGGCTACTCGCGTTGCTATTCCCAAATAGTATTCGGGATAGTTTTCTGTGGAATGGAAATAGGACCAAAGTTTATCCATATTTTTGGATGTATTATTCCGATACATAAAATCATGGAAATCGGGAGGCGGGCAATTGTCATCACTATTTTGTTCCGCCACGCAAACATTCATTTCACTTTGCATCTTAATTGTTTTTACGGGTGTGAGTTGGATGAAAAAGGTTTCAATTTTTTATCTCAAATTTGTAAATTTTAGAAGAGACTTTCCGAATGTGACGCCATAGCTTGAACTGTGCTCAATACAGTTGGACTGGCATAACAGGTAAACTTATCCGCCGGATTTGTCTTGTAATTTTCAATGTCGTCTTCGTTTTTCTTGTTACGAGCCATAATTTCATCAAATTGGTCGGATTCCACACAATCAAGAACATCGGGGTGAATCAAAGACAACCCTCTAGAGTTTTTCTCTTTCAGAAACAATTCCATGTTATCAATATATTCCGTATCGGGTTGTTGACTTGCTGTCTTCAATCGCCGTAGAATAGGCGGCGGTGGTGCGAATAATGTGTCCACCCGAGAATCAATGTGGACAGGAGTGGATATGTTATAAGTCTGTTGCCGACCTTGTGACGTTTGTCTCGCAACAGAATACATCAACCCATATTTTCTACCCATAGTAGAATAAACAACAAATAAGTCGTCACATAACGTCTTCATAAATGGGTCATCCAACAACCCGTTTTGTCTCATATATTGGCGCATTTGTCGAAATACATTGCGCAATTCCTGTTTATACGTTGTATTATTATTATTATAAATATCAATTGTTTTTGCAGGCGCAAGTAGTTCCTGCACACGTTGACGATACATATACTTTGTCAAATCCGTGCCCAACAAATCCCCGGATTCCGCAAGCAATGCCGGCAGAACATGAACCTCCTCCATGCTTGATTTTTGCGTCGATACTGTCACAGCTGTCACAGTTGCATATACGGCATCTGGAGTTCGAGTTCGAATATGATATTTTTTATTCGTCTCTCCCACAAATAGAGACTCCTGGATTGAATGTGACCATGAATCTGTTTGCCAATTGTATATGGTTCCATTATGAATATAAATCTCTACATTTTGAAGTGCAGGATATAGAAATTGATGAATCGACTCACCATATACCAATGTTGTGTTTTCCATATTATCAACAAATTGATATTCCGAAAGTGGTTGTTCACCGAGTGTTCTCAGCAATTGAACATTGTGTTGTAGTCCATATCCCACAAAAATATTATGAAAACGAGTGTTCAGAAGTTTACACAAACGATCTGGATTCTTATCACCCTCCGTGGCGTCGCCGTCGGTCATAAACATATGCACAATTTGGTGTTCCGGATACATTTCTGCATAAGATACAAGTCTTTCGTTCGCGGATTTCAATGCGAGTTCAATATTGGTTGTTCCGCTCGTTTCTATGGTTTCCATTTTTTGAATCAATTCCGTCAATGCCAACCCTTCCTTCAGTTCGGTGGGCTCAATCAATAAGTTCACGTTATCGTTAAATGTATTTACACAAATATGCACAGAAGTTGATAGTTTCGACAGATAAATCATCATGTTTTTAAACGTTTGGATCACATAATCAATCTTTTTCGAACCGGTAAGGGATTCTCTTTCCGACATGGAACCGGTCACATCTACCGTAAAGAATAGAAATAGTGGTTGTTTCGTAATTTCCACCTTCGGAACAGACAGTGTCATTACACCAAAGGTTTCGGTGGCATCCATATTTTGAAATGGAAACGGTTTTTTAATGTCATCATGCAATTCAATATAAGCACTATCAAATAAGTTCATCGTGGTTGTCATTCTAAAAAATTCGCAAGAAGATACATTCTTTCTTCTTTCGCGAATACAATTCAATTTTTCCGCCAAACCCATCCATTTAGCAAAGTGTGATCATGACAACGTCTTCCCAAAAATATAGGAATAGTATATAGATGAGCCATTCACACGCATTTCAAATCGAAAAATTAAAGAATGATTTTGATAACATTATAACAGTGAAACGTGAAATATCGAAAATTAAAAAGGTGGTGGCAGAGAAATTAGCGCAATTAAAAACGGTTTACAATGATTTGGTAAAGACAAACAGTAAAAAAATATTCCTCTTTTGCCTGGATTCGTTTTATTTTCAGTATAAAACATTTGCTATGGAAATGGAACACATTGATCGTTTCCGCACATTGATGAATAATAGGATGTATTGTGACTATTATAAGTTGTTTCATATTATTTTGAACTATATCAAAGAGAACCGCGCGGAACTCGACATATCGGAATTGGAATTGAAGACCTATCCTGTATACAAAGATCTAGAACCATTCAGTGAATATAAAATCGAGGATATTAAAGAAATTCACGCCAATATTTTACACATCTTAAACAAATTGTATGGAATTACTGTTGAAAAAACGGATAATATTGACCATTATAATGAAAAGCACCATGTCGGGTTCTCCATATCGAACTTTTTGAACACATTAAGTTACGAAAATAAACTTCTCCAAGAACAGATTCATTTGTATGTAAACTACATGTCTTTCTTTCATATTTCTCAAAAGCGCCAACTGAGACGTTTACATCTTCGTATGCAGGATTTTTATCGGGAAGTAGATAACAACATCAATGTAAATAAGACATTTTCCATAGAAGACATTGGTGACGAAGACCGTCTCCATCAATTTTATATTATAGGCGAAGATGTAACCATCGATTCCATATTAGAAGACTCTGAATTATTAATGGAGAACTCGGAACAGATTCTTAACCGATTGGAGACCCTTTCTCCCGAACCCGACGCTGTTGTTGAATTAGAATCCGATCCGGCTATCACAATAGTCGTAGAGAAACTCGTGGCGGATGAATAGTTTTGTATATGAATATTTGTTTCCATATACAAAGCGCGAGTAACCGTTCTCGCATCATTACTGGAATTGTGAATAGAGTCTCCCAATCTCACTTTTTTCTGCTACTATTATAGAGACCAAAATACAAAAAACGCACCATGACCACTCTAGATAACGAAAAAATAGATGCTTTAGAGGATTCAAAAGAAAAATTGCGTTCTTTACAAAAGGATGCCGAAGTGGACGGCGTAAGCGTGGCTGCATCCAATGTAAATTCCACAAAACAAATAGAATGGTCGCCAGAAAACGAAGTGATTATGGTAGAATGGTGTGATGTCGCACAATGTTATAAGTGGTTACATTCTCGATCTCATGAAAAATACGCGAATCGAAATGCTTGGTATACGATACCCGCAATTGTGTTATCTACGATTAGTGGAACCGCGTCGTTCGCGCAAACCAGTCTTCCGCTTCAGTATCAAACCTTTGCGCCTATGGCAATTGGATCCATTAATATTTTGGTGGGGATATTAACCACCGTGCAACAATATTTAAAAATATCCGAACTCAATGAGGCACATCGTGTGTCTTCGATTTCTTGGGATAAATTTGCTCGTAATATTCGTATTGAATTGGCAAAAAAACCAGAGGAACGCATGGACGCGGGCCATTTTTTGAAGATAAATCGCCAAGAATATGATCGATTGATGGAAACCAGTCCAAACATTAAACAAGAGACTATTACGGAATTTGAGAAAACATTCAAGGGAAGAGCAGGAACCATAGAGCGCAAGCGATTTGATGAATTAAAGAAGCCTGATATATGCAGTGTCATTATTACGGCCAACGAAACTCGTCATCATTGGTATCTTGACAAGAAACCGGAACGATTTGTCGACTCTATAGATAGTGAAGATATACGTATTCGCGATGAGACCATTCGTATGCAAACTCAGAGATTGGAAGAGAAAGAGTCGGAATTAAAAAAGAAACGAATCGAAGAAATCGAATTGAAACGCCAAGAAATGGAAACGATGGCTCTTTACGAACAAAGGAAAAAGGGTGCCGACGCAGAATACAACAGCGCTGTCGAAACAATATATTCCTACATAGATAAATTTATAGAATTACACGGAAGAGACCCAATCCGTGACGAAATACATGACAATTTGAATGACGTGGTTCGTAATGACTTTTTAGCTCGTTTTTTGAAGGAAAGAGACGGATTTGTCTGAGCCTTCCGCCCACATACTAAGATCAATTCCTTGTGTGGCCACTACATTTTCTGGATGAAGCGCCCAGTCGTTACCGAGTATTTCGTCTTTATATAAGGCAGTTCTTTCGAATGTCCTGCGCATAGAATCTTCATCGGTGTCCTCTTCGTATTCTATATAGGCATCGGCCGAACCAAATGCGGGTTCAAATCGATACGTCATTTCATCTTTTTGAAAGAGAAATAAAATATCGGGGTCATACGACCTTCCGTATTGTTCTATGTCTACCAATTTTCCTAGATCCGTAATCTCGTGCACATTTTCAATCGCCGTCCGTCTCCGTTGAATTTCAGTATAACGAATTCCACGTTGAAACTGAACGCGCCTGTATCTTTTTCCGATTTGAACTTCAGAGAACAACACAAATTCGATGGACATTGGTGATATAGATGATTTCAAATCGTGTATTGCAATCATCATTTCAATTTTACACATTTGCGCATTGAAAATGTGTGAAAGGTGTATCAAAACTCTGGCAAAAATGTGTGTCCCTATTCTATACACCATCGTATATGGCCAAAAAATCGAAATCCATCACATCGAAAAAAACAGCAGGAAAGCCAACGGTTCGGTCTGTGTCGAGAACAACCACTGTAAAACGCAAATCCGTCAAAAGTTCTCTCCCGCCAAAGATTTCTTATCGAGAAGGGGTTCCTGGAAAAGATTTTCAATTGACACGTCTCGATAAACAATACAAGGGTCTTTCTATTTATAAAATAGAGTTTGATTTGCCAGATGACAATCATTGTGTTAATTATGTAGATAGTGCGAACAACACCATTGTATTTCAAGATATAAACGGAGAATATGTGTTGTTCAATTTAGATGGAACGCCTGTGTCCGAAACCACAAAATCACTTTGTTTACAAAAATTGGCAGGTAAACAGAGAACATTGTCCAAAAATCGCCCCAAAAATGAAAGTGTAGCACGCGGGATTGTTTTATTACAAGACTGTGCCCCCGCCATTGATTTATCTGGCGCACGATCGGTTCTCGCGAAATTAAATGCAGAATTAGAAGAAAAGTGCGGGGCAAGTCGCCCTCTTTTCATGAAGTTTGCGCCATTTCACGAATTCGACGAAGACGTGACCCGATTTAACGAATATTCAAATTTATCCATCGCGGGCCAATTTTACAATACCTTGATCTTGGCGTTGTGCACATCCGATGGAAAATGTGTTTCTACCATTGAATTTCTATTGTCACATTCCGGTGAAATTGCCATTCTTTCCAAAACGGTTCAGGCAGAGGAAGGTAAACGCTATAATAAAATGTTGCGCTATGTATTAACGATGATTGCAATGCAACTTCCTGGCATTCATTCCATCAAATCAATCGCTGTAAACCCCATTAGTGCATGGCTTTTGATACACTATTTTCATGCAAGGGTGGACGCGGGAAATCCCTTTGAAATCTTTTTGAAAGATAAGGGCATTGCTATGGAAAATATAACACAACCCGTGATTCAAGCCTATTATGCGGAGAAAAAGGGGCCGGTTCATTTAACTATAGATGTGAACGACGCAAATTCGCAAGATTCATATACGCAATTTCATAAATTAGTAGCGGGAGTCTCGCCTGCGGATGAAATAAAGTGTTGACACTCCATTCGATTTAGAAAAAATATAAGGTTTATATATAAAATACGTATCATGAAATCAAAAAGCGTGCGTAAAACGGCGCGGAAATTACGCAAAAGAATAGGAGGGGAAATAGGAAAACCCCCTGTAATTAGTGTCATAAATTACGAAAACGCCAAAAAACTATTCGACGAAGTAACAAGTTATTTATCCTGTAAACTCAATGAAATATCTGAGTCGGATAAATTCAAAATTTGTAATAAAATTTACGAATTCAATACAAAAATAATAAAAAATATTAGAAACAGCGATTCCGAAAAATTTGAATATGAACTAAGAGAAATACTCATGTTATACAACTACAAAAGTGAAGACACGAATGCAAACAAAAGAAAGTTTCATGATGAAAGTTGTGGCGACGATAAAAAATTCGCTTATTTAATTGCAAAGTTCGCTTATTTGAAATATATTTACGATAACAATAAAGAAAAAGACGATAAAGGAAAAACATCTATTGTTCTCCAGATACCGGTTGCGCTTTTATCATGGGATGTTTCGAAACTTGGTGAAAAAATAAGAAACTATGTAACCCAAAGAAAAAAGATGGTAGAGACGGTTATCTACGTCGACGATATATTTACAAAAGAAGTGCTGGACGATATGGACGAAATAGATCGCGATATTGATGAATATCGAACATGCATGAGAGAATCGTCGGGTTGGGGATTTGGTTTTGGCGGCGATTCTCGTAAATTGAGAAAAACAAAGCGGCGGTCAAATAAACGTCTTATTTAGACAGTTAACAGTTTATACCATTGCGAAATGATATAAATTATTGAATATTGCGTAGTCTAACAATCACGCGCAAATCTTACACCTGGTGTTCGTAACGGTTGATTTCCGGCAGAAGAATAAGGCGACGGGACTGGTGGGGGCAATGTATTCTTCTCCGGTCCGCCCCTAGAATAAGGTGATGGCATTGGAAATTGTGACGGCGATATACAATACGTATAGTCTTCATCTATTTCGTAGTCTAAACACTGCAATAACCGTTCAATTTCCTTATAACTTGCACCACAATTATACATGCAATCCTCGATATATTTTTTGTCATCATAATTTCGGGAATTGTAACCGGCATACAATAAAGATTGCGCAATGGACTCTATTGGTTTACGATCCGTTACAAAATTTACCAGTATTGCATTGTATTCCTTGTATTTTTCGTCGATGCTTTCATGGACGATTTGTCGTGCAGCACAAGATGATAATCGGCTATCTAGTGGTTCGTGTATATCGTTTGGTTCCTGATATTCCTGATATTCATTCAACGCATCGGCGGACGGAAACTGAATACGTTTGTTCCATTCCGACTCTGTTTTTGCATCCAATATGCTCTGTATTTTTTCCCACTCCGTTCTTTCTTTATTTTTTAATTTTATTTGTAGAGTTTCGATTTCATCCTTCTCTCTTTCTTTTATTTTTTCCCGAAGTGCAATCATTGCGTCTTGTTCTTGACATTCCAAGTCTGTCGCCACTCTTTTTTTCAATTCAGTAATTTCGGCTTCTTCTCGTTCTTTCAATTGACGTTGAAGTTTGGCCATGGCTTCCTGCTTTTCCATTTCCAAATTCGCATTCATTTTTTGCCTTGCATCCGCCAGTTCTCGATCCATTTTCCACTTGTCTTCACGTTTTATCTTGCGGTCGTCCTGTTCTTTCGGTTTCAGGTTGTCATTCCCGGAAATATCCATAGGATGAACCGGATATCTATGTTTGAAAACGTTGTTTTTCACACTACTATAGTCATGTTGAAATGATTTTCTCATGTTTATGCTATAATTATGCACATACAAGTCTTTGGGGCGGCCATCTAATGCCCAAAACCGCTGTGCAAAGACAATACGTTTTATGCGATCAGCAAACAGAGACTTTATGCATATAAAAATGACTTCCGTGATGTAATTCACATGTTCGATATGTATCTCAGCCGAATATTTATTGACATTATCTTGCAATTGCAAATATCGTTTGTATTTTTGATCGATGTCATTGTTCGTAAGAATATTCGAAAAATATATGGTTTCAAATACAGCTCCAAATTCCTCAAATTGTTTCAACGATTCGTAATTCATTGTGGCCTTCTCTTTCAGTTTAAAAAATGTGTTTATAATGGACAAAATAAAGGATACAAATAAAATATAAAACAGTTGATCATTCGTCAAATAATTCGATTTTGTTCCAGTTTGCCCTGCCGACATTGCGGTAAATAATGTGATTGAGAAATTTATCATGGTTGAAATATAATTCCAAAACGCAGCATTGATATATTTCTTCCAACATTGCGTGCCGATTCGCATATTCAAATTTTCCTGTAACGTGAGCATAATGCCCCATGTTGTTGATAAATTATCAATGATTTCATGATGTTCTTCTGTAACCGGACCAGTAGCAATCTCTTCTTCTGCCATAATCTACTATATATACTACTATATACTAGACATATAGTTTTACCAATTAGAGTTCCATAAATACACCATTCGTATAAAACGCCATGCATTCCACGCCGTTTTCATAAAAAGATACCCCCGTAAAATCGCGAAAATCCTCCTTATTTGCGACCAGGTTCTCTTCCAATGCAAAATTTTTGTTCATAATATACAACACATCTTGTGTAAAACCGGCAAATCTTTTCACATTTTGAGAGGTATTCGTTTCTAAAAGGTCGGTGGAAAATAGGTATATATTCCCAAAAATAGGATGGTCGAGTTGAGAATCAAATCCAGACTCCTCTGTTTTCCAGTTTACTCCCTCTTCATAAACACTATTTTCATAGTCCACCCCATCTTTTTCAACTTGATACATGCAAATAGGAATACGAACAGGATGGCCATCCTTATCTAAAATAAATTTCATATACTCGTGTTGCCGGAACAGATTTCCAACCTGAGCATCTATGGGTTCTCCTAACAATTTATCTTTGTGTAATATTTCGTCCAAAATCACAAACAACCCATCCTGGTTCTCTAGATTGAATTCCAAATTCGTGCAATTCCATACCACAACAAAAGTGTTTTCGTCGATTTCCAAAAACCCCTTGTAAGATTCTCGGGTTGGTGTAAGGATATAATTCGTTAAAAATGGAGTGCATAATTCATAGATATCCAATCCGTCGCTAGAATGAAACTCTTCTGTGTTTTTTGCATTCGTTTCATCAACTTCCACAATAGGTTCTAAAACCGATGGTGGTGTAATTGTTGTCTTCGGAAATCCATATACACCATCGTTTTTTTCCATATAAAATTCCAAAAAAGGGGTCGCAAGATCATCGACGATTTTATAAAAACAAAAATGGACCGTAAACGGAGTATCTATTTTGGTTTCAAATTCTTGAGCCAATGGGTCGTCGTCCAAATAAGAGGTTGACCCTACAACATAATCTGCGTCTTCCGGTTCTATTTCTTTCATTTCGTCGGGTGTGATTTCCCCTTCTAACATTGCATTTTCTTCATAGGAAACATCATGGCCTTCTTTTTTTGCAAGATCATCTTTTGGCTTTATCCAAGACATAAATTTCGATAAAAGAACGGCCCGTAATTCTCTTTTGGATGACATATTTCCACTTCTATATAGTAACCAAACCTAATATTTCAACGAGACCTACCCATCGTATGCGAAAATACTATTCGAAAAGAATATAAAAGAACAGGACAATATATTGTATCTATTCGCAAACACTCCGTTGCACAGAGCCAGGTTTCTATACCTCCTAAATCATGTTTTATGAAGACGATCACTTCCATCCGAATAATTCCGACAATGAGATGGAAGGGAATGAAGTTGGATCCTACATGTTGCTTTCCCCACCCGTGGAAAGACATATGTATGAACTAAATGAAGAATACACGTATGAACCAAATGAATATTCCGGAAATACGACAGGAACCAATCGTAAAAATCTGGATGAATATAAAATGATCGATAAGGGGTTTCGCAAAACTACGATTATAAACAATGGACAACGTCTAGATATCGAATATTACCTTACATCGAACACGCCCGGTAGTCTGGCGCGCGACGGAATGACGGGTGGTCGGTTTGATGTTCGCGTGGGTAGCAACGATGAACACCTTTTATTCAAGGTGGGTTGTGCGATTGGAACCCCGGATAACGATTTAACCCTTCTTTTTTACAACAGCCCCGAGGACTACGAAAAGCATATGTTCCATCCTGTTTCACCGGAACATAAAGAGGCTTGGAGAAACAAGCGCGCTATTGCTATGAAATTGCGCGATGAAAAACGTGCAGCGGCACGACCCGGGTTTGTCACTGTGCGGTAAAACAATCAGTCAGTCAGATATATTACAGTTGTTATCATAGAACATATATGATAACAATAGAATGAGTTGAGCGCGGTATAATATTTATGTAAAACCTATTGTAGATATATTGTGTATAGACTATAATAAAAGATGGTTTGCACCTATATTCGATGGACAATTTTTATAGGGTGCGTCGCAACCTCTTATCGCCAATATTCATTCTCGAAATATAGACCAAGAAACAAGGGGTTGTGTGCCAATATCGACGATATGATAAATATAAATCCCAATCCCCCTGCTTCCGAGATTGCACCCGTTGAATTCACCACGAATCCAATGAGTTATAAATACAAAAAAACGGGGTGCGACGATAGATATCCGTTGTTGGAGCAGGATCCGAACCGAACAGAGATATTATACAATCTATCCATTCATATTCGAAAATTGTCGTTGTTAACCCTATTGCAAAACAAAGACATTTCTATTTATGATAAGGTATCGCGCATTGAAACAGAAAAAGACACGTCTATCGCGCCAAATATACAGGCTGGCGGATTGTTCGACGATTGGGAAAACGAAATAGCATAACGCATCGTTCGCGAGCTCAATAAAATTATGGAATGACATTGTATATATGAGTCAAAAAAATAGAAAACATAAATCCAAAGAGCCAATCCGCGCAATTGCGGTTTTTGATAATGGAAAAATAAACGGGATCGTGAAGTTTACAGAAGACCCTGAGAATCGCGATGTTATCATCGACATTGACATTCAAGGGCTTACTAAAAATGGGCATCATGGATTTCACATCCATGAATACGGCGACATGAGTGAACAGTGTCAAAGTATGTGTGCACATTTCAATCCAACACATAAACAACACGGGGGGCCAACGGCAAAAGAACGTCATGTCGGCGATTTAGGAAACTTACGCGCTGATTCTACGGGGAGAGCAAACTATCAGACCCGAGACTCTGTCATCAAATTGAGTGGCACGAGGGCAAATATTATTGGTCGCGGGTTAGTCATTCATGCAGACAAAGATGATTGTGGGTTATCGGATCATCCGGATAGCCTTACCACGGGGAATTCTGGAAAACGCATTGCATGTGCTGTTATTGGATATGCTCGTCCTTGGTCCAAATGTTAGAGAACAAAATATATGAATAATATAGAAGACAATACAAAAATGTTATTACAATCATCCACAAATCAAAACACAGTAACATCTGTTCCCGCGATCACTTATCTTTTTGTCGGATTAACATCCTTTGTTCTTGCATATTTCACAGCCATGGATAAAGGCGAGGATTCCGAAAGTCTACCCAAGGACGAATCTGTCACCAGTATGTTACCTGGACTAGGAACGGCGATGACAGAGTCTGAAAATGGAGAGGAGAAACCTAGTGACGAAGAATCAACAATGGAACCTGAATCTGAACCTGAACCATCTGAATCCGAGACCAACCCTCCGGCACAGGCGCCTTTGGCCGGTGGAAAAAAAAGAAAAAATTCCATTAAAAAACAAATAAAAAAGATAAAATCAAAGCGTTCCACCAAATCTCGCTCCACCTAAGTTCACGCTACATCATTGTATATGCGTAATACATTGTTTTTCCAGTCCGCATCAATTTCCTGAATATTCTTATTCAATATACACCGATGAACATTTAAAATGGGACAAACCGCCACCGTTCCTTGTGGCGGTTTGCCTTTTAATTGATTTATCGGTAACGTTGCCCTTAAATCTCTATTGAGACGCCCGTCGGGCGTCCCATTATAAATCTTCAAGGGTGTAATCTGCAATGGCGTCCAACATTCACTTGTCCGAAGTAGTTCTGGTGCTTTATTCCACAACGAATTTTTATACGTTAGTATTTCACTGCGCAACTGCTCTTCCGCGCTCGGAATGCACGCCAATATTTTATCAATGATTTCTGAAACACACCTGTTCATCATCTATATTTTATGGATACGTCGAATGTATCCATAAAATTCAATTTTTCAAACCATTTCGCATAGATCACACATTCGCCACCATTCCGGCGCATCGTTCAAAAAAACCAGCAATTTCGGCAGGGTTTGTTCCCATTACTAAATCATCCGGAACATAGGTCACATTTCCCTTTTGATAACACAAAATCACTGGTATCCCGCTCACAATCTTTTTTGACTTCAAATATGCATATACATCAAAGCATTCATCAATATCAATAATCATACATTGAACATTCGGAGGACATTTGTCGAAATAACTCTGAACCAGAGACTCTATAGTTCGGCAAGGCCCGCACCAATCCGCGCCGAACTTGATTACAATCAGGCCGGGATTTTGTTGCAAAAGTTCGGCAAAATGCTTTCGATCATGGATTTTGGTTTGAATGGGTAGCGTGGTCATGACTCAAAACTCAATTCGTTACTAAGACAAAGCGACATCTATTTAGGTCATTTTCGTAGAAAACAATACAACGTTTTATTTGCAAACTATATAGGATGTCTACAGAAAAAACACACAATTTAAACATTCATATGTATACATTGGATGAACTTCTCGGATTGTTTGATTTGACGTATGACATATCCATGGAAGATTTAAAACGGGCGAAACGAAAAGTGTTAATGACCCACCCCGATAAATCCAGACTGTCCCCCGAATATTTTTTATTTTACAAGAAGGCATTTGATATCGTGGTCCAGTTTTATGAGAACCAAGCGAAACAACATCAAGAAATTACGGAAGAAAACACGACATATACGCCATCCATGAAAACGTCGGCTCCCACAAACACGCGCCAAATCTCAAAAGTTATTCAAGACATGTCGACAAAAGAGTTTCAATCGAAGTTCAATACATTATTTGAAGAGAACATGCAACAACGACCGGATCCGGAAAGAAACGCCTGGTTTACAAAAGACGAGGCCATACATACTATCCATGAACAAGTAAACCAAAAAAACATGGGTCAAATGTTTGACCAAATTAAAGAAAAGCAGGCCGCCATGGTTTCTTATCGTGGTGTAGAAAATCTGTATGTGAATAGCGGAAGTGGTTCAAAATTGTATGAAGACGACGATAACGACTCGAATGGTGCTGGATATGTAGAATGCGACCCCTTTAGTAAATTGAAATACGACGATTTACGAAAAGTGCATAAAGACCAGACTGTGTTTTCAGTAAGCGAAAAAGATTACCAAACACATCCACAATATTCATCTGTGGATCATTTTATGCGAGAACGTGGCAGACAAAATGTAACCCCCCTCGAAAAACAAGAAGCCGAAAAGTTATTACAACACCAGGAACAACAACACCGTCAGCGTATTCTACATAAAGAGCACGCAAGCACCTTAAAAACCATGCAGTATGAAGAAAAAAACAGGTCGGTCTTGGCAAATTTTTTGAGGTTGGGAAACGGATAAGTCTGTGCTCTATGTATAGAATGGGTCGACAAATCGTTGTATTTCTATTTATGATAACGCGCGTCTTCTCTGCGTGGGCACAAAACTTTTCAATAGAACAAGCAAATATATCTGCATTGTTAAGTGCAATTGCTTATTGTGTAAAAAAAGAATATGTGAATCACGCATTTCATGGACCTCTCACAGGGTTTTTAGTAAACGATGTAATCTATGATACGAAAAGTGATTTGCAAGGATTTATCGGCACTCTTCCCTCTACGCAAGATATATATATCGTATTTCGCGGGTCATCGTCTGTCCGAAATTGGATTGAAGATCTTGATATACAAATGACCGACTATTACACATTTCCATATTGCAATTGCAAAGTCCACACAGGCTTTTATGAATCTATGTTACGGGTGTTTCCACAAATTTATGAAACCATCATGAATATGCGTTTAGAACATGGACAAATTATAGTAACAGGACATTCCTATGGTGCAGCCGTTGCTCAATTGACAGCCATGCAATTATCTGCATTTTATATTCCATCGTCTGTCTATAATTTCGGACAACCCCGCATTGGTGATACATTCTATGCTCGACTTGTAAATTCGCAAATCAAAACTATGTGGCGAATTGTTCATGACCGCGACATCGTGCCCCATTTACCGCCCACCCGAGGATTCGATTATGTTCATTCTTGTGGAGAAATATTTGAAGATGCATATGGTGTATTATATTCATGTAGCGATGTAGATTGTGAAGACAAGTATTGCTCTCATCGATATAAACTCAGAGAAACAACTGTAAAAGACCACGAAGTATATCTCGGACACAAAATGGAGTGCACAGCAGAATCACAAATGCCCACGTTCCAATATTGATAATACAAGTAAAAATAGGGTACACGTATGAACCGTGTAAAAAAAATATTCGTTATTTGTATATAATGAATATTGTGGTGGCAAGATATAACGAAAACATCGAGTGGACAAAACAATTCCAAAACGTAATCATCTATAACAAAGGTGAAGATTTGCCGGAAGAATATACAAATGTCACTTCTTTAGATAACGTAGGCAGAGAAGGGCATACCTACTATAAATACATCTATGATAATTATGATAACTTGGCAGACCACACTATTTTTTTACAAGGAAACCCATTTGACCATTCTCCAAATATACTCGATAAGATAAACGAATATGCAAACCGCAAAGATTTGAACATCCAGTTTGAGTTTTTAACAAGATTGGTCTTATCGATTACGTTAGATCATTGCCCTTATCATCTGGGTCCTCTTCCGTTAGCAGAAGTGTATGAAAAGGTCTTCGATATAAAAAGAAAGGATTCCACGCTTCAACGTTTTCAATTCGGTGGCGGAGCCCAGTTTATAGTTTCCAAACAAAACATATTGAAACGACCAAGATCGTTTTACTTAAACATTGTGAAATTATTAGAATATGACATCAATCCCATAGAAGGGTTTGTAATTGAACGGTTTCATGGTATCATTTTGGAGTAAATCAATGTTTTCCACCGATTCATACGAAAAATGGCTTGGTGATGAAGAAACTGGGAATGTTGTTGGGAATACTCGGTAAGAAACAAATGATCGTCATTATGTCGTAGAACACGTCGTTCAAACAGTTGTCGCGCATCTTCGTAAGATGCCTCCGTGTCGTTGTTTTTCTGATACATATTATAAATCATGCATCGATCAAAATCATAAGCCGTCAATAAATCCGCCTCGCGCACAATATGATATGCGTCTTGATATGCACCAAGGTTCGGGAATCCATGAGTCTTCACTTTGGAATAAGACATCGTGGTCATAATTTTTGCAGACATGTCGAGTTCAATGTCTGTAATATCTTTCTGTAAATAGTTTTGAATCGCAGAAATGCCGTCTGATTCAGTCATGTATTTTTTATCACACATATCATGTAGCGCGGCGGCGGTAAATATAACCTTTTTTTGACCTTCTAAAAACGGTTTCTTCGAGAGTTCGCTTTCATAAATTTCATTCGCGTAATACAATACGTTCATGCTATGAGAAAGTCCATGTGATTCATCAATGTTGTATTTTTTGGAAGTCATAATAACAAAATGAAAAAGTTTTGTGAGAAATGACATGCTCTTTATATGAAGAAGAGATTTTCGTATATAGAAAAATATAGATTTCGCTCTATATTTTTTCCGTATATTGTTTTCATAATTCTCGTTATCTGGATTGCCGGAACAACCAAGGTTTATCCATATCCAACAATAAGCCTTCGTAATTTACACTACGATTCTCGATGTCACTATAACTTTCGATTTGTGTCACGGTCGGGGGTGTTATCATATACCATTTTCCAACCAATTGTAATCGTTTCCAATACATATCTAAAGCATATGCCTTTTTGTTATTCGGTTCTTTTATTAGTTTCTGTGCGCTTTCTTTAAAATTTTCCAACAACGTATCATAGTAATGTTTTTTTACAATATATCCTGTCGTAGTTTGACAATAATATACACGCGCACAATACTCGGCGACTTGGTCATATGGCGGAACATTGTTTCCTCCAAGAATGAGCAAGTCCCACTCCAAGTCGGCATTTTCGCGAAATCGTTCCAAATTTCGTTTTAACAATTCGGGGTTGGTAAAATAAATGTCATCTTCGCATATGAAGACTTGGTCGTAATTACGCTGTTTGGCAATTTCTAAACAGCGGATGTGACTCAGCGTGCAACCAATCGCTCCTGTTTTGATACGTATTGCATTTACACGCTCGGCCACAATACCCATTTTTTCAAACTCTTTTGTTACATGTTGTAAACGATCTGTCCGATGTTCCAAATTAATAAATAATGTGTGCTGCAAGAGGTCCATCTTAACGATTCAGCTTTGTGCTATATATAAACCCAACCTTTTATATATATTATACCGATATCTTCGACACCACCATGGCGAATTCTTGTTTCAACACCTGGATATCTTTTGTGAGTTCAAACACCACTGTGCGTAACGTATTTATTTCCTGATGTTGCATGTTCATGCGCTCCATAATATCATCCGAAACGTTCATAATCGTGTGGATACTATCATGAATCACGGGCGCATCAGATGCCCAGGACACGTTTTTTTTCTGTTGTGACGAGCCGGGTAATTCTTCTACCTCAAATTGGATGTTCTGGAACGCCGGGTTCTCAATCACAAGTGGGTGGTTTTCTGGTTCTCTTACCGCCACGGGTTGCACGGGCGTGGGCGCAGGTGGTTGATATTGCCGCAATTCCTCCTCGCGCTGTTTTATATGGTGTTGCACCAATTCTTCCATATTGGGAATCGCGGCATCCAGTTCTTTTTCGCGAAAGTCAATCTCGGATTGAGTGGGTCGTTGCATCATAGAGTCGTATTCTTTTTGCCGTTGCGCGAGTTGCGAGTTCAAAATTTCTTGACGTGCGTTATGTGTATTTTCACGGGATATAATTTCAGGTTGTGTGGGAACAGCCGCGGTGGTTATGTTATATTGAGGCTGAGCCGGCGACTCTGGCTGTGCACGATCCTGTATAGAAGATAACATATAAGAAAGTGTTTCGCGGTTCAATTGATTCAGCATCTGGATATCCATGGGCATGTGTTTGTTTTTTTCATAGAACATTTGTATGACAGATTTGAACCATTTCTCTTTGAAAGCAACGTCATAATTGGAAAAGAATTGTTGAACCAAGGGTGTTTTTTGTAAAACATTCCATAATAGTTGTTGATTGTCTGGGTGAACATAAGATGCCATAGTTTATGTTGTGTCTCTATATACCATATAAAAACACAGCATTTATATATTTTTTTTACGATGTTCTTTTCGGGTTCTCGAAATACGCCTTTTTGTTTTTCTTGAATATTTTTTACCACCCCCCGACGCTTTTTCCTTCTTCGCCTTTGCATCTTCGGCTGGTGTTGAATATTTCGTGGGTAAAATGAGAAATTCCGTGGTGTCGTGTTTCATATAATTGTTTATATCTAATTTGCTAGGATCAACACTCGCAACTTCTTTTTGAACGGAAAATTGGGATGCTTTGGAAAGATTTGAAATATGGTCGATCATATTTTCCAATTCGAAATCCAAGGAATTCGCTGTAGAAAACGGTTTTTTTTTCTGGTCTGTCAACACACGAATATCAGAAATATAATACCCTTCGTCGTTTTTGGTAGAACTTGGAAAAATTTTAACAGTGGTTTTGATGGCATCTGCTGGACCAGTGGCCACCGTGGGCCCCTTTTTTTCACCGTCGTTTTTTTCATCTTGTTGGTCGCTCTCGTTTTGATTACCCTCCTCGTTTTGTTCCTCCTCTTCCTCGTTTTGTTCCTCCTTGGATTCGTCTTTTTTATTCAACGGAGAACCTGGTGTCTCAGATGCGGTATCTTCGTAGTCTTTTGCATTTTTATGATGAGAAGACGACTTACTAGTTGCTGCCCTGCGTGACAATATGTGGCGATTAGGTGGCGGCATGTTATTTTTTATCCTAGTATAAGAAGATAAAAAAAAGCGGTGTCCATGAACATTACACATTGAAGTAAATTTTCCTATATTTGCTGACATATTTATCCGGCACGCGTTTTTTCTTAAAAAACTGTATTTTTTCACTAGAAGTTCGGAACGTTCTCCCCTCGGTTTCACCCGTTAACATCGTAATAATAAAATACAAGGAATACATGCCACACTCTGTATTTCCGAGTTGGTGTTCCAGTGGATAATTTTCATAGAATTTAAACCGCTGAAGATTTAAATCCGCCCCTTGCTTCGCAATGGGGCTAGAATTTATCTCTTTATCGGTCATTGACCACGAAGAATGTGAATTCAGGGGCGACGACAGAGACATTCCCTGTGTCTGAATACGTTTCACAAGGGTGCGTATTTCTTTCGGAATTCGATTCCCAGCGCTATCTAAATAAAAGATAAACCGCTCTTCCAGATCCACAAACAAAGATACCCAATGAGATCCCTGTTCATCATGTTTGTCTAAATTAAACACCATCCCCAACTTGGTCTTTCCTTTTTCCAAATAGTTGCTCAATTGAAACGTGCACAACTCTTCCCATACACATTTACCGCTTTCATCTTTTGGTCGGCTGTCAAAATCAATCGGCGTTGGACCGAATGCTTTAAATGTGGGGTGTGTGAGTTCATACTGATGAAGCACCTCGAAAATATCAAAATTCGACAACCATTCATTGGGTTTCTTCTTCCATTCCACGGGTTGAGATGGTGCGAACAAGAATTTTTCTAAATTTTCACGCAACTCGACGTTATCAATTTCCTTTAACCAACAATCCTCGCGTTTACATGAAAAAAAACGTGTTCTAAAATCATGCCAGAGTTGGCTGGGGGTGTTCGATAAAATGGGTGTGGAAGGGTGATGTTTGTTATAATATTCCTTCAATTGATACAATGCGGGAGCAGTAAGACAACTTCCCGCAACTTCTGTTTTTCCTTTCACAATTGGACTACAATTCAGGGGTTGAAATGATCGTGTTACATTTTTTTTAGTTTTTCTATGTTTTTGGGATTTTCTCATTCTCTATACTATCTTTGGATTTTATTTCAGAAACACCCGACAATCAACGAAAATGAGGGCGCAAATGCATCATATGTTGAGGAATTTCGATAATTCTCCATAATGAACTCATGTCGCTTGATAATTCGCGCACCTTGTGTTGCATATCTTTCCAATCCGCAGAGGATACTACGAACGCGCTCTTATCAGTAACAGAATCTAACCGATCGTTACATGCGCGAATTTCATCACCAATATAGGCCCTCATGTTTTCATCGATCTTCTGGATGCGCAAACTAAAATCATCCATTTGGTAGAGAATGGATTCTAACATATGATCTTGCTTGTCGCCATTTTCTTGGCGCAACATGTCTTCCGCGCGATATTTATCAAACAATTGCTTTGCATACCCAACCCGGAACAATACGTATTCCATAAACAACGCAAATACCAACACAATATCAAAATAGGAGATCACGTGAACCGTATTCATCTTCAAATTCAGTGGTTGCATTTCCGTGTAACTACAAACAAATTTCAATTTTTTTCACACCTTTTTCATTTCAAACGTCGATATTCTCGGCATAAAAAATAATTGAATGTTTATATATATATATATATAATGTTTAGCAACGTTTTTTCTTCAAGTAAAAAGTGCAGGAAGGGTGGTACCCGAATACATCGTAATACGATGAAATCAAAAAAATTGAATAAAAAATACAAAACGTGTAAAAAGAAAGATTTAGAAATGCAGAAGGAAGTCCAAAGAGGAGGAGAAGATATGCAGTTTGTCTTATTGCATGAATTTAATAGTAAAGAAAATGAATCTTTTATATATTTTATGCAATATACAGGCAATGAAGAAACGATGGCTTCATTCGCCGACTTTATATCAAAGGCTGACTATGATGATATGGGAGGAGATTATGTAAAATTTGAAATTGATACTGAAAACAAGGTTTCAGAAAATACAGCAGATGAAATGATAAAGTGCAATTTTGGATCCTATAGTTATATGTTTTCTAAACTTACGGGTACAATGGCAAATACATTTGCCGAAGATATGGACGAAAATATGGAGGGACATGAAATAGCCATGCAACTAAGTGATAAATTTTTTGGAAATAGAATTTCAGCATTGTTTATACCAGCGAAGATTTAAAATGGGACGCTCCGTTGGAGCGTCCTTTCAAATCGTTACTGGAATCTGACCCTTGCGGAATTAAAATGTCCCATTTTAATTCTTCAAGGGTGTAAACCAGTTGAAAAACATAATAATTCATAAAATGTATATTTGTTGTATTGAATAAATCTAACAAAATTTATTCAATCCTCATCAAAGTTTGGTATCATAATTATTATACACCGATAAACATATAAGTTCGCACGGAACGTTCCTTGTGTGTGCGTCTGAATTGATTTATCGGAAACAGTTCAAAAGTGTAAAAAATCGGCGTTTGAAATGAAAAAGGGTGGAAAAGGAACAAAGTAACGCATTATTTTCTTGTTCGTGGGAATGCAATGGGCAACGGATACATCCCCTTGGTTTTTTTTAGAACACGCTCTTCGCCCCATAAGGAGGGCTCGGTTTTTTCGGGTTCCGCCTCTTCCTTATAATTGTCGAAATCAAACATAACATCATCGTCTTGGATATACGCCGGGTTCTTTTCCAAATCCTTCATCTGAAAATAACGAATCGCGATATTCAGAAACGCATCAAACGTGTCATTTATATCATTTGTTACTGGTTTCGCGGGGTTCTCTACGAGTTCTTCCACTAAATTCAGAATTTCCCGTTTATATTTCCGAATGGTTTTCGCCCGCTCTTGTAATTGTGCATGTTTCACGGGATCGGTTTTTTCCACCATTTTCTTATAGTGTTTTTTATTCACGAGTAGTTCCATGGTAAGTTTATCAATAGATTCGGTTGTTTTCCTACGAAGTTCTTCCGGTAAGCCATCCGCATTCGTTAACGCGGATGTGGGTTCCGGCATGGATTCTGCATCGGGGTCATAGTTCAATATGGAGTCCATGATGGTGAGACCTATATATATATTATCTATACATTCGTATTTATCTATATTCTTTCGTGAAATATAGAGAAACCAGGTGTTCACGTTTTTTTCACACATTCGCCGTGTTTATCTTTTCGATACCCTTTTGGGCATCGTTTGCGCGTGGTTGTAGAAATTGGCGATTTCTTTTTGCGAGTTTCTTTGTCGACAACACCATTGCTCTTGATCGGTAATTCGACATCCAATTCCGCCTTGATCTTAGGAACGTATTTGTCCACAATATTTTTCAACACACCATGTTGAATGTTCTCTGCATAGTCTTCCTGTTTGCGCAACGTTTTTCTTAATTTACGTTCGGCTTTCTGTATCACAGTAGCCTCCTTTTTATGTTGCGCAAGTGCCTTTTTCACGGTCTTTTTTAATTGCTTATAGGTGACATCTCGGTTCTTTCGTGTATCTTTGATATTCTTTTGAATATTTTTCTCTTCCACCCTTATATTCTTTTGAGTTTCGCGCTTGACCCTATTCTGCTCTAGACGAACATCCCGAATGTTCATTCGAACCACACTCTTTTCAAGAGGAGTCGTATGTTGCGATTTCACTATTTTTTGCAAACGCGCAATGTTTGCTTTATATGCCATCATCGTCGATTTTAAACCCGCATATAAGGATTTGATTTGCTCTTCGTAGTTGGCAATCTCCTCGTTATAACTTCGTATTTGAGGGTATTCACCTGCCTTTTTCTTAAAGTCACTTTCTTTTTCAACACGAATTGCACACTTGTTTTTCAAATTATATACCATAGATTCTTTGTATGTTTCATAATTGGCCTCTGATGCGGTCCTATTTTCACTGACGGTCGCCAATGCCTCTCTTTTCAAAAGGTTTTTGTTTTTAATAGCATCACGCAATTCTTTCATTTGTCTGCGAATATCCTTTACGTATTCCTTTGTCTCACGCACCATTTCTTTGATATTTTGTTTCGATATTTTTTCACACTGTTTCTGTTCTTTTCCCGTTTTCCCTTCGCATACTTCGTGCATTACATGCTTAAATGTGTTTGCATCCGCATCTACCAACTCGGCGACCAATTGTTGTTGGTTCTCCAAAATCCGTTGTTTTAATTCTGGAATATCACTGGACAAAAACTCACGCACAATTCTCTGATCAAAATCCCCAACCTGTTTCATGGTTGCCTGATCCACCATCGGTGTTTGAATATGTTGTAAAATGGGTTGTGCAAATTGTCGTGCATCTTTTTCGCGATTTAAATAACTAATATAACCCGAAATTTCATTCAAATAGGCATCCCGACCTTCTTTTGTAAATTCACCCATCTCATTCAAATGCTTTGTCGAAAACTCTTGGAAATCATCGGGCAGTTGCTGTGTCGGCGTTTTACATAAATTCAATAATCGGATCAATTCCATAGGATCTTTTGCAATGGGAGTGGCTGTCATAAGCAACAATTTCACAGAGTCCTCTTTCGAAATCATATAAGAATTCATGACTGCTTGGTGGAATGCTGCCATATCGGGTTGTTCGATCACCGATAGCCCACCACCATATAATTTATGTGCTTCATCGATGATCAATAAAGTTTTTCGCAACGGATCGGCCTCCCCGTTTTTCTTTACAAGTCTCCTGTAAAAATCGTTTTGTTTCGCTACCAAATTACTGAATTGTTTATAAGACATGGGGCGTATACGCCATGCATCGGACAACAATTTCATGCGTTTGTTTTGTTGCTCTGGAATAACAAGTCCCTGATTTTGAATCTGATACCGCAATCGCTCATTACATACTTGGTCAAACATGTTTTTCCAAATGTCGTTTTTTAATGTGGTGCGTGTTACCCATAATATAGTGTAACCCTGGCGTTCAAATGAACTTGTTGCTGTGGCAATGGCAGATGCAGTTTTTCCAGTGCCCACACTATGCCATAATAAGATTCCCTTACGAGGATTGCTCGGTGTAAAATAGTGGCGGACAAATTCTTGTGTCGGTGTATATGTAATGACTTCTGCACCGCCACTCGTTCCTTTGACCGTTCCTTTGCTCGTCCCTTTGCCCGTTCCTTTGCACAAATTCTCCATTTTCACAGCATCCCATTTGTATTCTCCATAATATTGATCCACATGCTTGCGTAACTCTTCAAATCCCATCCATACTACTTCATTTACAACACGAAGTTTACGCTTAGGCCCGCCACCATGATATTGTATAGGAATTTCATTCTTTACTTCATTATCTCCGCCATATATAAACTCGGCTCCTTCCGGCAAAGGAATTTCATTGGCATCGTCATGTTGTTCTACTTTCGAGAACGGTATGGAAAAGGAGTGAATGTTTTTATTTAATTCATAGTCTACCGCACCATATATCGATGTCTTTTCCAAATCATTTGTAAAATGAAATCTACGAACATCGATATTCAACGTTTTCAAATATAAATCCATCGCGCTTGCGCTATTCAAAAAACTGCCCCGCAATGGTTCAGGAATCGATAGATCATAAATATAAACATAGAGAGGCCATCCTTGTTGTGGGTGGAATTCCAACCCCTTTTGCCCACAGGTTCGCGTGCCTCTGCCGATCACTTGTTTTTGATCCGCACTTACTGTAGGAGGTTCAAAAATATGAATATACTTAATATCGAACAAATCAATTCCCTCTTTGAAACCACTATCCATGATGATGATGCGCGCAAGTTCTCCATTCACGTTATCCGGGCGTTTATTGAAATTTTTTAATACATGTTTTTTCATATCTACTGTCATGTTCTGATCATACACAGAGACAGAGGACAATAAATAAAAGTTGTTGTATTTTGTTTTCAACAATGCGTCATCGGGATGCATCTCTATTTTTTTATACTGTTTTTTCGGTTTTTTTGCGGGCGTTGTTTCATCGTCGTCTTCCTCGTCTTCCTCGTCTTCACTTTCACTATCGCTGTCACTCTCACTTTCCGCAGCACCTCCCTTAGTTCGTTCCTTAGTTCGTTCCTTAGTTCGTTCCTTCGTTCGTTCCTTATTCCCTTTCTTTTTGGGGGAAATCAACTCGGCACTATATCCTAAATGCATCCCTTTTGCGAGTAGCGCCGATGCCAACAATTTTGCACCAAAATTGGAGTATTTTAAATCAGAAAAAATAAAGTGTTTAAATTTCTTACCCTGTTGTTTTTCGTCCCGCGCGTCGAGTTCATCGATTTTATTCAAAAGTGTTTCTAATTTCGGAGAATGATTCGAAATATCCTTTAGTAATGTTTCTTTCTCAAACGATGGGTCGTCAAATTTGTATACACGACTCGTTTTGGACCAATTCGATTTTTTTCGAACGCATTCCGGGTCAAAGGATATCGCCCGTTCTTCTTTCATTAAGTTTTCTATTTCACTGCGATTTTCGGCATTCACTTCCATCCTACTATACTATGCGCATAAAATATTATCTGGACTATATATAACAGACTCGCCAATAAAATGAATGTTCCTCAAACTACAGTAACATCAACGACAAATTTAGGTGGTCCTTTCCAAGGATATTCCCCTCAACAAACACTCACCAGTTATAAAGACAGCGACCAGGTCATGGTCCGTAAAATTGTTCGCGGCGCGTGGAACAATACCAATGCTGTCGGTAAAGGTCGCGTTATAACGCCGTTTCGTGCTGTAAACAATTTAGGCGATTTCTTGGGACGACAAAATTACGTGTGCGGTGGTTCCAACCAAGTGAATGCGAACAAACCTGGCTGGAAAGGACACATTGGATCCATTCTTTCGCATTGTGATAATACTGGCATTGCTGCATCCGTCACAAACAACCGTTTCGTCCCGGATTCGTCGGACTATATCCGTTACAAAAAACAGAGTGCGCTTGTGAAAAACTACAATGATATTAAAAATGGTGGTAACCAAAGCCATGCCTCGTATGTCCCACTCATGGCTGTGCGTCGTTAAATATGCACCCGAAATTGGTGTAAAAATATTGTATACTCTCTATATATATACAATGTTTCGTCAAATGTTTTGGTCATCGAATATAAATAATGGTGTTTTAACAGCACTGCGTGCGATGCCACAAAAAGATAGCACATCCACCGGAACATCCGATTTTGAAATGTCGAGATTAAATTATGCGCGCACACTATCTGCCGCTCCACAAGATATTCAAAAAAAATGGTTGGGGAATCGCGATGCGTCTCAAGTAACCAGAAACCGCCGCGTGAGCGAAATCGGAGTTGGTTCTCTCAATGCAAATCGCGTGCCAGTTTCGTATACGACATTCAAGGATATCAACACTACCGCGGATGCTTTAACGCGTGTTCGCGGTGGCGGAGCGGTTGCTCCTGCGAAAAAGGGGGCCAATCGTAAGAATGCACCCACGCCGTCGTTTTTGCCCGCGAAACCCGTCCATGATATTATCGGTATCAAATATCCCGTGTCCTATCATTAGACTGACACACCTATCGTTCCTGTCGTTTTCCACCTTTACAATTTTTGTAATTTCAGACCATTTTTTATCGCGTTGATTTATTTCACTCTCTATAAGCGTGTTATATTTCTCTGCACAAGATAATTTATTGAAACGGCCGTTGTTATAGATGACAATAGGCTCCGTTTTAGGTGTTAACATCTCTCTTATGTGTTCACTTACTTTTTCGTCGTAGTCATCCGCATCTTCGTCAAATGGAAGATCGTCATAGTATCCACGTTCTCTGGTCAATTCGCCTTCCACATAGTCGGTTTCGCTATAGTAAATATGCAAAAGTTTTAGGATGTAATAGTCACAGCCCATGATATAATATATAACAATAACAAATTTTGTAGGAATTTGAACGTTTACTTGTCGCAACTTCAACTTGGTCTAAAATGTGACATAACCCTCTTATTTTATCTTCCAATACTATATAAAATATGAAAAAATCACTTCATCGTAAATCAAAGCATGGTAAAAATGAACGAAATAAAAGAAATAAAACACGTAAAATTCGCAAAGCATCAGGAGGAAATCCTAGTGAACTCACAGATGAGCATCCGATTCAAATTGTCGGTAACAAATTATATGTAAATTTAAACAACGCCTATTTTGCAGATCCGTATAAAAACTATTATAAAGGCGAGCACCCCGTGTATATTTATAATTTATTGGACTTGAACATAGACAAAGATGGTAACATGTTCCGCGCGTATGCAGGTGATAAGAAAGAATATTATGGCAAAATAGACGAAGATAATAAATTCAGCCTCGATGACGGCTACAAACTTATTGACGATTATCCAAATTCAATACACATAGACAACACGAATAGGGGCACGCAATTGATGTCTATATCCAATGTTATGATTAAACCCGGGATTTCCAAGGAAGGGGAGTGGAAACCCATTTTCCCAGTTCGCAATGAGAGAACCAACGAAGCACCAATCACTTTAGCTCAAAATGCAGCATTAAACAATGCACCAAATAGTAAAAATGCAGATAAACAAGCAAAATATATTATTTTTGATAGGAAACATATGAAAATGCACGCCAATTATGCGTTCATTCAGATCTTCATGCCCAAAGGTAAGCGCAAAATACCTTTTGAGGGTGGATATTTAGAATTTGAAAAAGCCCAAGCGCCACCAAAGGCAGAGGTGCTCGAAGAATTAGAACGCGTTGTTCCATCGATGCCCTATGAGGTGGAGGGTTCTGAAATCGGAAAGGAATATCGGGAAGCCCGCGCTCGTTTTGAATCGCGCAATCCAGATTGGGCACGTTTTAGTCCAGATGAAGAAAAATAGAAAAAATATTTACCGTTATATGAGTATGTAATGCATTACACCAACGTGTTAGGTTTTGTTGTTGTTAGTATAAAAACAATAACAAAAAAGTTTCGAATGTTCTCCACATTACAATTTGAAACGTTTGTAAATTTCAAGCGCAACCAACCCGCCCATGATTTGAGCCACGGAATAAGGCACAATCTCGGAAACAGGTAATTGTCCGGCCGATGCCATAACAATAGTTACCGCGGGGTTAATATATCCACCTGAAATGGGGCCAGTCAAAAGGATAATAAGTGCGAGGGCGGCACCGATCGCTATCGGATTTCCAGTGGCCAATGTAACATATATGAAAAAGGCTGCTCCAATAAATTCGACTAAATAGTTATACATATCTATATACTATAGGAAAATAAAAAATTGAACCTCCAATGCAAATATATTCGAATGCATCAACATCGTAATGTTACCGTTTTATGAAATATCTATCGGCGTGTTTTCAATTCTCGTATATACAATACTAATTACCCCATATTATGACACCACCGCATTACATAAACAAACAAAGCATATTGCTGGTATTCTAAAGACGAAATTTGTCGATCCTACGAAATCCGACCGCTATTACGAGCGAGGAAATCATGCTTACCAACTATGCCAAACACTACATAACATAATGCATGACGAAAATAAGTATAGCATGATAAATGGTGTGCCCGTGCATAACTTTGTGAGTCAAGAACTGACCACGCTGAATGAAGAATATAGGGATAAAATATATAATCCTGTGAACTTTCCATATACGCACCGGACTCGCATGTGCATTCGGTTTACAAATCAAAGCGCAAATTATATCTACAGGATTGTGTGTAAGGATTACTATGCAGAACAGCATTCCCCTATACCTGCCTATTTATTATGTGGGTTTATGGGAATTGCCATGATGTATCGCTTTTGCTGTAGAACGGAGATAGACCGATAAACGGGGTCATATCTTATCCACGTATTTATCGGGCAAGTAACGTTGATTGTAATGATTGACTCCAGATTCCCAGAGAGATTTGTAGATTCCATTTTCCTTTTTTGTTATCCAAAACTCAGGACCGTTATAACTCGTATCATCACATATACCAAGCGTGCGAATATGGGACGAGGTGGACCACCAAAAATTGCCGGAAAAATGGACTTGTGGGGCGTTCGATAAATTCACGCCCACGGCATCGTTAGATAACAGTTGTTCCAAACAAAGGTCATGTTTGTAAATATTGAAATAACTCAAGTATTTGGTCCAGTCTGTTACAGATGGGTTTTTATTATTATGTTGCACGCCTTTGCTATGAATATACAGAACTTGGAAGTCTTCGATTGCATCGGTGGAGTGTAGATATAAAAGATTCAATGTGCTTCTTTCGAAGTTGCTTTTGTCATGAGTTTCATGGAGTAATCGGAACTTGGGATCTGAAAAAAACGTGGGTGGATTTTCTTTGGTTGCCCCCACTGCGACGGCGCGAATTTCTGTAACTTTGTCGTATAAACCACTCTCGCATATATCTGCCCATAGTTTTTCAACAATTTCCTTCCAATTGTTTATCCTACAAATATGAAAATAAATATAGGTTTGCATCTGTATATTAGGTAGAAAGATAACAAGCGGTGTTTTTATGTTTCTACTCGATATATATCTATGCGGAATTTTCCGATACCATAATTATCTACTACGTTGGACCAATTTAAAAAAAATATATAGCCCAACCACAGTGAGTGATGCCACATAAAATTGGGTGACGAAATCAGTGTCATTTTTATAAGGGGCATAGTTCGCGGAGTTTTCATAGTCGGTAAACGACTCCATTTTATTTTCGTCATCCGGTGCATGTGCGTCCCCAGCATGTGTGTCCCCAACATGTGTGTCCCCGGTCGGATGATATTGCTCCACATAAACATCATATTGAACATCACCACTCCGTGTTTTGGTTGGTTTCATTACAACTGGAACGACATCTTTTTTATTGAGTTTGGAAAAAGATGGTTTTGGTGGTTCTTGTATATATGCCGATGCTAAAGTAGTTGTGGAACTATTCAAGTCAACGCCTTCAATCAAATCATTGATACGATTTATTTTATCCATGGTTCTGATTCTGGTTCTCTATAGATATATAAGGATGATATTTTTATATAACTTCACAAATCGACATAAAGTTTATTTCACATATTTTATAACCAAACCATGTGCGGAATTTTCACATTATTGAATCATGTGGACACACTCCATATGTCTTTCATAGAAGAACAATTTAATAAGGGGAAGGGAAGGGGGCCCGAATTTTCAACATTAAAAACGGTGATGATAAAGGCGCTTTTCGGATTTCATCGTCTAGCGATTAATGGGTTAAATGAAGGGGCAAACCAGCCTATCATTATTGGCGACATCGGCTTAATTTGCAATGGAGAAATTTATAACTATAAAGAATTGTATAAACATATGCCCGATGTTCAACCCACTACCGAATCCGATTGCGAAGTCATTCTCCATTTGTATCGCAAATATGGCATTGAACATACACTAGACATATTGGACGGGGTATTCTCCTTCGTATTAATCGATTATCGTCTTTCCATGACAGAATCCAAAATATATGTTGCCCGTGACCCATATGGTGTTCGACCCCTATATATGATGAAACAAATAGGTGTTGAACGCGAGGAAATCGACAATAATCGCCCTCCTATTTATGGATTTGCGAGTGAATTAAAAATGCTTACAGAAATAACTAAATCGTTAAATGAAGTCTATCCAGTGCGCAAAACGCGCAAGTCGGAACGCACGTCAAATTCCTATTCCATTATTCAATTTCAACCTGGAACCTATTCCGTATTTGATCTTTCTTATAAAGTTTCCGCGTCGTGGAAACCGGTGCAACAAAATGTGGTCTACCACAGAATTGGGTTTCAACTTCAATTGCTCAATAACACAATGGATAATAATAAACAATGGTATATGGATACAGTATACGATCATATTCGCTATTTTCTCACGCGCGCGGTGGAAAAGCGTTGCCAAACCACAGAGCGACCCATTGCATGTCTGCTTTCCGGGGGGTTAGATAGTAGTTTAATTGCGGCATTGGTGAACGACTATCATACGACACATGGTCTACCCGCGCTTGAAACCTATAGCATTGGACTAGAAGGCTCGGAAGATTTGAAATATGCACGGATTGTGGCCGATTATCTTGGCACAAAACATACGGAAATTATATTGTCAGAACAGGATTTTTTGAATGCCATACCCGAAGTGATTTATGCGATCGAAAGTTACGACACCACATCGGTAAGAGCAAGCATTGGCAATTATTTATTGGGAAAATATATTTCTAAACACAGTAGCGCAAAGGTGATTTTTAACGGCGATGGATCTGATGAACTTGCGGGTGGATATCTGTATATGAATTGCGCTCCTGATGCCATTGAGTTCGATAAAGAATGTCGGAGACTCCTGAAAGACATTCATGCCTTTGATGTATTGCGGTCGGATAAGTCAATTTCCACGCATGGCCTGGAACCTCGCACACCCTTTTTAGATCGATATTGGGTGCAGTTTTATATGTCTCTTCCTGCCGAAGTCCGTTTTCACAAAACCACTGGGAATATGGAAAAATATCTTATCCGAACCGCATTTGACGGTGCACAAATTTTGAATTCCAAGGGAACTCCGTATTTGCCAGAGGAAGTATTATGGCGAAGAAAGGAGGCGTTCAGTGACGGTGTATCAAAAAAGACACGGTCGTTGTATGAAATTTTACAAGAATTTGCATTGAAGCAATTTGAAGAAAACGATGCCGGCCGATTTTCATATGTTTCTCGCCCCGAAACCATGTTTCAACATATTGCGTTGTTGAATGCAGACATGCATTGTGAGAAGGATCATTTGTCGCCAAAAACGGCTGAGCAATATTACTATCGCAAACTATTCGAATCCTACTATTATGGAATGGGAAATGTGGTGCCGTATTTTTGGATGCCAAAATATATCGAGGCTACGGATGCAAGTGCGCGGACATTGCCGATTTACAATGTGTCTTCTACCACAACGTCATCTGTGTAATACGATAAAAAAATATGATGTTTTTATTCTACAAACCATAAACTATCTAGACACCAGTGGAACCAAACCCACCCGAACCACGTTCCGTGGATGACAATTCATTTTCATCCACCATAACTACATAAATCGGACAAAGTGTAGGGTGGCAGATTTGTGCCAAGCGCGTGTTTTTCTCTACCACATACGCTTCCTGAGACGTGCTTTCGCCACGTAGCCACCGGAAGGCACCAATCAACGACCCGCGATACCCGGCATCGATAATGCCAGTGTGATTTGCCAACATAAGAGGCGTTTTCGAAATACTAGATCGAGGATAGATTACGTAGGCACACGTTTTCATCGCATTGTTTGTAACATCACAATATACCATTTCGGCCTTTACTTGAAAATCAATAAATTTACTATCTATTTCTTTATCAAATGTCGTGATATCGGGAACAAAGAGATCGAACCCCGAATCCGCAAAGACGTTGTTCATAATCGATGTATTATGGGATTGCACTTTTTGTTCATAGAGCGTGGTCAACGCATTGTTGTTCGTGTTTACTGCAAGTTTTAGTATGGCAAACGGGCACGCATGAACATTGCGCACATTATTATAAATATTCTGAATACGATGATCAAACGCGGACATGGTAAAAGATGCTTTTTATCAATCCGTTATTCGTGTGTTCAATTTTTCAGCAGGCTCGAAAAATTGAATGAATCGCGTTTTTCATGCATAATGTATATATAATCTATGCATGAAAATGGATGAAATTTCGAACTTATATATAGGACGATTGCCCATAGAATTAGTTCATATCATTCTATCTTATTCCTATTGTCCACAACCACAAGAACATCTAGACGAGATCAAGGATGTATGGACCAGCAAACATCTCCTGTATAACTTATACAACAGCAGATTTGTGGACGATTATTATGACAACCTCTATCCAAAAGAAAAACCCCGGGAAATGTCATGCTTGATCTTCGATTTGCGCACCTATTTTGCTCGACATTCCTACTACTTTTTTCGAAACCCCATGCTACGAACGAAAAAACAAGTGGGTCGATATGTAGACTGCTTATCGAATCGACCATTGGAAACACAGATTAATATTTATTTGGGGATAATGGCAGCTGATGAACGCGCCGAATTCATAGATGTTTATTTTTCAAAAGAGGAAGTAGACGAATTGTTACAACTTTCCACGTCGTGATTTTCTGTATTTTTTAGTTTTGTTGCCAGCGACGCTGGTAACCGCTCATTGCGAATGTGTAAGCGTAATATGTTGTCGGTAATATACAATAATCACGTCATTCACATATTTACTGAAAATCTTATTCATTTATTTTCGAAACCCTTTTTTATGCCCCTTTGGGGCAATTTGTTGTTGGCTTTTGCTCCCGGTGCGTCAGGGTTTTATCCTTTTTTTATGACCAAATTCCTGTTGATTTTTTGATATGGTATTAGAATCGTTATGTGAATGATTTTCATTATATTTATGTGTAACGGGTTTATCCTGATCTTCATCCAAGAAATCCTCTAAACGGGCACGCCGAGAAAACGTATTCGGCGCGGATGCGGGTTCTTCGGACATGTATATATAACTTACAACCACTGTTTTTATCTTCTTCGTTGGTGTAAATCAACTTGATCATAAAAAATAAAATGAAACACAGCCATTTTATTTTTTCGTTGCTCTAAAAATCAGCATTCAATTCAAATACATCCCCGTTATCCGTCTTATTAGCCAATGCATATTCCGAGTTTGTGCGTTCGAAAAAATTCACCTTTGACTCGATACTAATCAACTCCATAAAATCAAAAGGGTTCGATGCATTATAAATCTTATCATAGCCCAATTGAAGCGAAAGGCGGTCAGCAACGAATTCGATATATTGAATCATGAGTTTGGAATTCATGCCGATCATGCGACACGGAATGGCTTCAGTAATAAATTCCTTTTCGATTTCCACTGCCTCTTTGATGATGTTATGAATCTCCGTTTGTGAGAGTTTTTGTTCGAGTTTTGAATAGAGAAGGACGGCGAATTCCGCATGTAGGGCTTCGTCGCGGGAGATGAGTTGATTACTGAAGCCAAGTCCGGGCATTAATCCACGTTTCCGAAACGAAAAAATGGCACAGAAGGCGCCGCTAAAGAGGACAGCCTCAACCACTGCAAAAGCGGTAAGGCGAGTTGCAAAATTACTTTGATCGGAAATCCATTTTTGCGCCCACCTGAATTTTTTATTAATGCAAGGATAATTTTTAATGGCTTCAAACATGGTTTGCTTTTCTTCCTTGTCCTTGATAAGTGTATCTATCATGAGCGAATAAGTTTCCGAATGAATATTTTCCATAGCAATCTGAAATCCATAAAACGCTCTCGCCTCTGACCATTGCACTTCGTTCATAAATCTCGCACCAAGGTTCTCCGAAATTGTTCCATCGCTACTTGAAAAAAAGGCCAATATCATCTTCAAAAAATGTTTTTCATCCTTCGTTAGTTTTTCCCAGTCGTTAATATCCTCTGTAAACGAAATTTCACCGGGAATCCAAAAACTATCCACTGCCTTTTTATACATTTTCCAAATGTCGTTGTGTTGAATTGGGAACATGACATAGCGACTATCGTCAGGTTTGAGAAGAGGTTCAACAAAGTCACCGCTCGACATATTTTACTAAATATATATAGAAGAATATTTTTATTAGGTTTCCTCAAATGTATTTATTAAAAATTTACGCAATGCATTATCGTAATGATTTTATTACAGTTTATACAACGCAGACATGCATCGAGTCGACTGCCAATAATTATAGATAAAAACGATATAAAATGTTGCTGTATTATACAGTATCGCAATGATTTCGAAGCGCTTATTGTCGACGGTAACTTCAAACACCACGGTTTCTGCATTGTCCGTATTCAAAAATTCATGCTACCATAAGATCGACTTCAAAATTAACGAGGAAAACACTGCGAACAATGCAGTGAAGCGTTTCGCGGCATTTAATATTGGATGCCTTGCGGTGACGGACGCAAAAAACGAGGTGATTGGCGTATTGTCAGAGCGCGACTATATCAACAAGGTCGCCGCCTTAGAAAAGGACGATATAACCATGAAAATTAAGGACATTTGCACCTACACTCCCAATATTATCATTGCAAAAAAGGATGATTCCATCGAGCAATGCATGAATAAGATGTTATTCAAAGACATTCGCCACCTTCTTATCATGGATGACGCAAACAATGAGTGCATCGGTATGATTTCGATTAAAGATCTTATCAAGGAAATTATGAAGGATAAGGACGATATCATTACGCGTTTGACGGATTTCAAGATCGGTAAGGGTGGATATTTTGGAAGCGAGTAAACCAAGCGCAATATCAACATTTTTGGAAGCGACGTAAAAATCGCAAAGGGTAACATTTTTGAAACCATATCATGGTATGGTTTCAACGTCAATTTGATCTCACATAAAGAATAATACGCCCATCTTCATTCTGTGTTGCCCTTGCGTGTTTCGCAATAGGTGCAATATCGAGAACATTCATATATATCGGGTCACGACCAACTAACCATCTTACGGGAGCAAAATCTCCCGTGGTTAACGTTCCATCATACATAAAATATTTCTTAGGGAATCGAACTGGAAATTTTTCCAAATCATCGATTTCTGACACATCATGACGAATGGTTCTCCCGATTACCAAAATATTTCCCGCAAGATCACTCGTATCACAACATCCACAAACATCTGGAGATATGTTTCCTCGCCTGAATTTTCCAACTTCATCTTCCTCGAGAAATACATAATGAATTTCCGCCGGATTATGTTCATTGCAGACAATGTGTTCACACGGCAAATGAAAATGGTATTCTAACAACTGATATTTCCGAGAACCCACTTCCAATTCTATGAAATCTTGCACTTCATAAATTTTCATCGATGCGTCATAAATCGCCCCTGTGTTCTCCCCGCGACAGCAAATATGCTGTGATATCGGAATCGTATTATATTTGTCCAAACAGATTGGGCTATTGTAGTGGGTTGCCATTATAAAATGGTGTCCTATTTTTCTAAATCTAATTTGACGGACTGCATAATATGCGGTGTAAATATATTTGTAAAACACAATATTACAGTTGTGGATTTGGTTCGAGACTATAAAATATATCGGTATTTTATACGATAGCCGATGTTTGATTTGTGCAAATATAAAAACATGTTCGGAGAACCTCGCGTCGGAATTCGAAAATACAGAGTTTTCGACATTGCAATTTTTGACACTGTAGTTACCGTGTGGTGTGTGTATGTATTATCTTGGTTGTTCAAATGGCCCTTTTGGACGACTTTAGTCATTGTTCTCTTCCTTGGAATTTTTGTCCATAAAATTTTTTGTGTGCGAACTGGACTCACAATGAAAATTTTCCCCGATTCCGCATAGTTTTCAGGAGGGCGTTCGAAATATTGGCAGATATAAATATCACACAATACTATAAAATGAGACGTAATACAATTACCAATAGCATTGGTTCTGTCGCTGCATTCGATGGACGACGTGGTAAGAAAACAAAAAAACAAAATGAAAAAGAAATCACCTACGAATACGCACAAGAAATCGAAGCAGAGCATGAAAAATCGGCGATAAAACAGCGCAAAATCTACGAAAACATGCAGCATTTGTCTCCCAATGAAAAGGCGCACTTTGAAAATAAATTTACCAAGCCCAAAAACGAAAGCCAACAGCATTATTTCAATTTGCTGTCGAAAAAAACGAAAAAAATAATTGTCGCAACGGGTCCGGCAGGCACAGGAAAAACTCTGTTTGCCACCGAATTTGGTGTGAAAAATTACATGAGCGGAAACTGTGAGAAATTGATTTTTACAAGACCTGCCGTAAGCGTAGATGAAGACCTCGGTTATTTGCCAGGAACCTTGGAAGAGAAACTTGCTCCGTGGGTTCGCCCTATCTATGATATTCTGTATGCGTTCATTCATCCCAAAGAAGTGACTGCGCTCATTGAAGAAAAGATAATTGAAATCGCACCGCTCGGGTATATGCGCGGGAGAACATTCAAAAATTGCTGGATTGTGGCCGATGAAATGCAAAATTCCACAGTAGCACAAATGAAAATGTTACTTACGCGTTTAGGTGAAAATAGCAGGTTGATCATCACCGGAGATTTAGACCAACACGACCGCGGAGAAGAACAAAATGGTTTAGAGGATTTTTTAGAGAAATTTCGCGGAAAACGATCCTCTAGCATTACGAGTTTCGAATTTCAACATAGCGATATTGAGCGCGAGGAGGTAGTGAAAGAGGTGTTGGAAATTTATAGCGGAGATATACCGGCATCTTACCAAGACGAGGAGAATGAGAACGATGGTGAGTCCAATGACTTCGCGGACAATGAGAACTCGGACGGAATCCCTTCTTAACACAACTTTTTTTCATGGTATATTATATACACTATTTTCACAACTATGTTCAAACAAGTTTTATCCAAAATTATAAAAGCCGGGAGAACATCCATATCCACTCCCCTTTTATATAGTCGCGCGGTTCTCTATTTTCTTGTTTTTTTTACTCTGTCTGAGGTCGCCTATTTCGTCAATCAGAATGATACTTCTTCAGTGATGACGCTGGTATTGATCGGATTACTCACCTCGTTTTTTAATAAGAATATGGTGATTATCCTATTTACGGCATTGGTGTTTACGAACCTTTTGCGACTTGCGATGCCCAAACAAGACTATATTTTATCGGAAGGGTTTGAAGACAAAGTCGAAACTGCGCCGATCAAGGCATCGTCAGAGAAGACATCATCGGAAAAGACATCGTCGCACAAGAAAGAAGACAAGGAACAGGCGGATGCGACACTGAGTTTAAAAGAGGATTTCGACGAATTCCAGACTGTTCAAAAGAAAATTTTGGAAAGCATGAATGATTTGAACCCCCTTTTAGACAAGGCAGAAGCGTTTATTCAAAAATATGAACAATACAAGAATGTGAAAGACAAATAAAGAAATCGATAAATCGATCAAGGCCGAGGAGAACCAATTGCTTTTCGCAAAAATGGGTGTAAAAAATTGTATATATATTGTAACAGGATAAATATACAATAAAATGGGGGATGACGCATTAAGTAAAATCGGTGATTTCTTTAAAAAAATAGGAAGAGCATTCGATGCCATACGCGGTGTTCAACAAGGTATGCAAGACATTTTTGAAGGATTGATTGACGAAGTTACAGCTGGGCCCATCGGATACTCTTATGCTGTGAAAGATTTATTTCAACTTACGGAATATTTATTTATTTTCATATTTACACATTTAGAATGTATGAATAAAATCTCGAAAAATTATGTCACCTGCTTTTTAACATATAGCGTAGATTTCTTGATCGGGCTCGTGTTGTTGGTTCCTTGTGCCGCCCTTTATCTCACGTGTTTTATGACAGGATGGGATTACAATCAGCAAATTGATAAAATGAAACGTATGGCAGAGGAACTCGATGCGCATATATTTGGAATATTCGGTGCTCATATTATTCATTGGCCGAAACCGATACGGGACATGTGTTATAATTGCAAACGGCTACGACCAGAAGCATTGGTAGCAAAGACCATGGATGTTGAATATGATATAACAGGAAGAATTGCGACACTTGCGGTGGGCGGTGTCATGAAAATGTTTGGCGGTGTTGGTAAAATTACAGATGCACTTAAACTTTAGTTACGCCAGATCCACGTGAAACGGCTATATTCTCTTTGCGTTATATATACGAAATGGGGAAAAAATGTATTCCAGGTGTATTCTGTATTGAAAATATGACATTGTTTTTACTACTATTCGGATTCATCTTACTGGGATACCTCTATTTTACACAAATCAACAAATTGTCTTCGGCTCCTCAAATTGTCGTGGTTCGTGAGAACGATTCGCCACAGTTGCCCGGACAGAACATATCCAATTTAGGAATACATATACAGAGCCGAAGCGACCCCTTTAATGATCCATATTACCCGCCCTTAAAAAACGACCCCCTTTTTTATCCACCCGTTTTAACAAGTGACATTCGACCCGTGCCTGGAATTCCAATCAACATCGAAACACGTGGTGTTCCTATGGGATATCAACAAGTTGGCATTTTGGTCCCAGCAAACAGTCCACATGCGGGAAATAAAATGATTTTACCATTGATGGGGCGACGTAGCATGACGGGTCGCGACAAATGGCAATATTATACGATTTCGAATAGCGGAAACATCAATGCCAAGCTACCCATACGTATAAACGGTAAAAGTTGCACCAACGAGTATGGTTGCGACCAAGTATATGACGGAGATACTGTATACGTAGATGGATACAATGAAACATTTCGCGCCACCATCTATGAAAACAACTTATTCCAGTATATTCCATATTGAGCATCAATTCGCGCATTTAGCCATCTCAATTACAAATAGACACAGGAATTTATTCTGTCTCTATATATTAGTATATTTCTCATGTCTTATTTTGATACAACTGCGAATATTGCGGAAGATGACAAAATTGTATATGATTATTCGAGAACAACATTAAATAAAAGTGAAATTCGATCCGCCGGTCAAAAATATTTTTCGATTCCATTTATTCGTAATAAAGTGGATCCCGACATGGTATATACGATGAATGGTGAGAATCATAAATATAAAACAAGAGAGATTTACATTTTCGGGTTAATTCATAATAATATTACGAACATTACAACCACAGATCCAACCATCATTGGAGAACTCGTTATTAAAAGCATAGACAATAACAATAATCCGCAATATTCCTGTTATTTATTGAAAGCACCCCATTCCGGCACCGATGGTGTGTCCACGGATTTGGACACCATTCTCTATCTTTTAGATGAGAAATCACAGTTGACCGCGGATGTCACATTAAATTCTACAATCGTTACGCAAAATTCGTGTATTGTATATGATGACGGGCCGAATAAAGTGATGGTATTCACCACGCCTATATCAATATCCTCCTATGTTGCTGGTATTATACAAGGCGAAACTGCTAGATCCGGTTATGATACTGTAACTTCGTTATTCAATATGAACGCATCGAGTTATAGTGTAATACCTGGAAAACGCATTACGATAAAAGGTGACGAAGAAATATATATCGATTGTAATCCGGTAGGCGTGGGGACAACCGACGACACAGAAGCAAGTTACCAATATACGATTCCGATCAATAGTTATTTAATGAAAGAAAAACAAGAAATGGATTATATGAAACAAATGATGAACTTTTGTCTGGTTCTCTTGATGTTGGTGTTTATTTATTTCAGTGTTCCTATTTTTTATAAGAGTGTGATTATCGATAAATTAATCGATATGGGAAAATGCAATTCTGGTGGTGACAACTGTTTTATTCGTATTCGCACCATCGATGTTTTTCTATCCCTGTTTTTGATCACACTTGCGGTGATTTTTATCAGCGTTGGACAAACCACAGGAAGCACGACGATTACGTTTTTGGGAATATTCACAGTGTTTTTTTATGCATTATCATTCGCAGTAGTGCAGTTCAATAAACAAAATGAAAAATTCATGAAAAAACTACAGAATGGAAAATGGGAAGGGGGGATGTATCCCCCTGACGCAGAAGGAAAGAAAAATTATTGGAGTACATCGGATATGTTTGACTTTTTCAAAGACGCGATCAAGTTCTTTTATCAAAAATGCGGAGTCACCTATTTGGTTTGCGTATGCATCACTGTTTTTGTATTACTTATGTTATATATTACAGGTCAATTTCAAAGCATGTATCTCTTTAATTTCATGATGTCATTCATACCCCTCGTGATTTTACCCGTCGGTGTTCCGATTTTCAAATTATTGACCTATTCCAGAGAAGATGAATCAACCTAATTTATTTTTGGTTCATGACGTCTTTCATTGCAGTGTAAATATTCGTGGTTGTGGTGTTGGGTATAAGGGCACCGTTTATTGCGGAAGGTTCTCGAGGCGTAGGTTGGATAGTAAGCATTTTTCTCCCACCACGATGTTTCAAGATCATATTTTTATTTGCGAGTATCACGGTTTCTTCTAAGACGGGGTGAAAAATCATGGATATATCCATTGCCTTATATAGTTATCACTACACTTTTTAATTAACAACATATTTCATTAGCATTTATGGTGTTAATTTTATTACTTTGTATTTGTATTCACACTGCAAATATTTTGAATGGCCTAATATAAAGATGCTGTTCCAACGTTCTCCGCCACCGGTTTAAATGATGTCATGGTATACACGCTTGCGTCGCTATGTCCAATAGGAGCCATTTTCGTAACTACCTCTTCTTCCAAGGTTTCGGCTTGGGGAGGGTTCAACGATTTCAACGTGGCATCCTTTTTGGCTTGGCTAGGCGTGTGTTGTATCATAGCAACACGACCCGTTTTCGTGGCACTACGGCGAAGCAATTCATATGCAACAAACACATAAAGAACGGCTAAAAGGGGGTGCGTATTGAAAAACAAATAAAGAGTCACCGCAAATATAGTTAACATACCTAAAGGCGAATCCACCGATCCTGCCAAAAACGACGGCGTTTGGACAGGGAGAATCAAATACAATATGAAAATAAGAAATAAAGAAATCTCCAAAGGAGAAAAGGACTTTAACAATTCGGATGGGAATTTCATGATTATAAATTAAGCATATATTTTGTTTCTGTTACAAAATTGAATATATGACTAAACTTATTTGTAGTCTATAAAACACAGATTGGGCATGCGCAAATTTCAAATACAGCGAGCCCTGGCGAAACATAAAAAAGCGGATACGATCGATGCAAAAACGGATCCAATATTGAACCCTGAATATTGCGAAACGGTTCGTAGTCAATCTTATATTGGAAAAAAGGGATACACCGTGGCAAAATGTGCGCTTTCCGAGGCCGATTTGGAATTCCTGAAAAGGGACTTATTTGTAAGGCCGGAAGTCATGGGGGCCCGATTTGGCCCCAAAGGAGGGGACAACGATACCGCATTCCCAGTATACCGAGAAAATGAAAAAAAGATGTATTTGCCAAGATTTTACGGGGTGTCTCGCTATGGGCTTCCGGATCGTTCCGAAATTCAATCGGGAAAAGACATTGACACGCCGTTTGTAAAGCCACTTCGCGATTATCAAGACAAAATCGTCGATGTCTATATGAAATATGTGGATTCCCCGATCTGTAATATGCCGGAAATGGATGCAGTCGCAAACGGAAACGGTGGGATACTCGAAGTTCCATGCGGGAGAGGGAAATGCCTCGGCAAAGATACTCCCATATTAATGTATGATGGCTCAATTAAAATGGTGCAAGACATTCAAGTCGGAGATGTATTGATGGGGGACGATTCTGGTCCAAGAAATGTATTGTCATTAGCAAGAGGCCGAGAAACGATGATTGAAATCCAAGAAGAAAATACGAACTCTGGTTACATAACAAACAGGAGTCACATATTATCCTTAAAAAAGAGGGGGACCGGCGAAATATTGGATTTATCTGTGCAAGAGTATGTATCCCATCCAGAACGAGACGATTTGTTTGGATATCGTGTTCCCATACAATTTCAAGAAACAAACACCGACCGCATTGATCCATACACATACGGAGTTTCATTTGACAAATACAGTGGATTATGGGTCCTGAATCGATATAGACAAAACACTCGCGTCAACCAATTGCAATTACTTGCCGGGTTCATGGACCAACTGTGTTCTGGTGACAAAAAACGATACGGATTGCATTTGCCAAAAACGGCTTGGAAATTAAGAGATTCAATCGTATTTGTGTCCCGAGCAATCGGGTTTCAAGTGAATATAGAATGTTTTGACAACATCATACATATCGTGTTAAAAAACACAATTCATGCAAATTTGCGTGAAATACCAACAAGAATTTGCAAATTGGAGCAGTTTGATCCATCTACATTCGATCAAGGAGAGTTGATGTATAAAATAAAAACCCGCATTTTGGAAGAAGACTACTATTATGGGTTTGAAATCGATGGAAATCACAGATTTGTATTGGGAGATTTTACTGTCACTCACAATACGGTCATGGCACTGAAAATCATTTCGCTTCTAAAAAAAAAGACACTGATTATCGTGCACAAAGAATTCTTAATGAACCAATGGATAGAACGGGCGGCCGAATTTATTCCCAGTGCGCGAATAGGAAAAATCCAAGGCTCTGTCGTCGATATTCACAATAAAGATATTGTCATCGGTATGGTGCAAAGTCTATATGACAAAGACTACCCCGCAAGCATATTCGAAGAATTTGGATTGACGATTGTCGATGAGGTGCATCGTATTTGCAGTGAGCAATTCTCAAGAACCCTGTTTAAAACCATCACCCCCTATATGTTGGGCATTTCCGCCACGGTGGATCGGAAAGATAAATTAACGAAAGTCTTACACATGTTTATGGGCGATAAAATATACTCGGAACAACGAGAAAATGACGATGTGGTATGTGTTCGCGCCATCGAATATGCATCCGCCGACCCAGAATTCAATGAAGTAGAACTCGATTTCCGTGGCTCACCAAAATACAGCACAATGATATCCAAACTCTGTGAATATGGGCCCCGGAGCGATTTCATTGTTCGCGTATTGGGTGATTTACTCGAAGAGAGTCCGGAGAACCAAATTATGGTGCTTTGTCATAATCGTTCTTTATTGGCGTATTTATATCAATCCATCCAATACAAAGCATTGACGAGCGTAGGATATTATGTTGGTGGGATGAAACAAACGAATTTACAAGAAACAGAAAAAAAACAAATTGTGCTCGCCACTTACGCAATGGCAGCAGAAGCCCTTGATATAAAAACACTATCTACACTGGTTATGGTAACACCCAAAACGGATATTACGCAGTCTGTTGGTCGCATTTTGCGAATGAAACATGATAACCCGATTATTGTGGATATTGTCGACACACATGAACTGTTTCAAAACCAATGGATACA